GCATGGGTCGAATGTACTTGACCCAGACGACCTCCTTCAGCTTCGCAGCCTCCGCCAGCACCACTCCGTGCAGTCCTTCGCCCACCAGAGTGTCAGGGTGCTTGGCAGACTTAGCATGAAGCTGGAAAGCACCATTCCATAGAGACAGGTGCATGAAGCCACCCTCAGGGTTGTTGTAAGACCCTGGCTTATCGAATGGCACGTCGAGCTTGCGTAGTTCGTTCCAGACGACACGGAACTCCTTCTCGCTGTCGGTGTACTCCGGGCCGACGACCCAGTACTCCATGCGCTTGCCGTTCTCCTTGTACCAGTCGGCAAGGGAACGCGCGCGGAGTCCATGGACGACGAGTTCGTGGCCTCCGACGTCGGACTTCCCGAAGCGTCGCCCCGCGCTCACAACCCGCATTCGACTGTCCGAGCCGAGCACTGGCAGCTGGCCCCCGTGGGGCTTGTACCCGATCTCCCGGAACACGGTCGCCATGTTGACGGCGGCTCTCATCAAACCTCCTTACATGCGAACAGCCCGCCCAGAGCCCCAGCGCCGGTCACGGGCGCCTAATGGGGATGGGCGGGCTGTTCAGGGGAGCCCCAGAGGGGCTGCTACGTGGACAGCATGCCGGACGTGGCGGACGGCTCGAACTTGCCGCCTCGGATGCCCGACCGGACCTTGCTGCCGGCGATGGAGTTGCCGAGCGGGTTCGACGGCGTGGGACGCTGCGGAACGCGGTCGGGGTTCTCCCGGATGGCGAGCAGCTGAGCGTCCAACGCGGACACTCGACCCTGCCCGATGTAGTCGAACACGATCGGCCTGTACTTGGCCATCACGTCTCCTTCGGTAGTTTGTGCGCGGGCCGCTCAACCGCGAGCAACGCCAAAAGCGGTCCCCCTGTCTGCCACAGAGGTGAGCGACCCGGGCAAGGAGAGTTTAGCGTATCGCCCGCAGCAGCCAGGAAGCGAGCCACAGCGCATTCTGGACGTTGTTCGCCTTCGGCTGCTTCGCGTAGACCTTTGCCATGTCGACGTAGCGAACCAGGTCCGGGTACAGCTCTCGATTGGCGACCTGGGCCTGAACGGCGGCCTGGACGACGACGAACCGCTTCACGCTACGCGGCAGCAGCCGGATTACCCACCACACGCCCTTCGCCTCCCACCACTGCCCCTCTCGGACATACCACCAGTGGGTCCAGAGAGGACGCCTATCGCCCCATGCGCGGTTCAGACGCGGCGACTGCATGCTACACGACACTACTTGCCTCCGAGGTGGTAGTCCTGAATGTGCTTGACGACGAGGGAACCAGGGCGCATCTGAGCGCCGCAGTACCTACATCTCCAGAGCTTGGGCTTAGGCTGTTCGGCCATCTTCCACAATCTCGCCTTCGATGACTACGCTCTCCCGATCCATCTCCTCAAAGAGCTTCTGGTATCGCTTCTCTTCGACGGAGATCTGGACGTCGGGCGTCTTTCCCATGACCCGCTCGACGACCCACTGGGATGCTTGGAAACGGATCTTTGGATCGTTGTCCTCGTTGAGCGCGATCTGCGTGATTGCCTCCACTGCTTTGTTGAGGTTCTCACGGAGAGATACATTCGCACGAGAGAATAGTTCACGAGCCATGCGATCGTGCAGGCTACGGGGTACAACACTGGGTGCGCCGCGAAAGCTCCCATCGCTAGCCCGAGGATAGCCACGTGCGAGTTCTTCATCATCGAGGTCGGCCGGATCGAGACGGCCATCGAGCAACTGCTGCACTCGATCGGGAACCGAGACGAGCCCCCGCGCGGTTGTGGTTCGGGCTCCGGTGTCGGGGTCGACGGTATGGCGCTTAGCCGCGCGAGTACCTCCGCCACAGGAATAGCAGAGGTCGGAGTTCCGTCGAGCGAAACCCCGGCAGCCCTTCCCCTTCGGATCGGAGCAGCGCTTGCGGGCTCCTCCGCGCGGCCTACCTTCTCCAACGTCTGCCATTCCGTCCTCTTCCAATTGGCCTTACGTAGTCGCCGCTTAGCTGACTTAGTTCTGGGTCCCCCGCCCACGTGCGGAACAGGGTTGTGTCCTTCGCAGTCCAGTGTTCGCAGTCACCAGCACAGCATGAGCAGGTTTCCCAGTTCACCCATAGTCTCTTGGCTCCAAGAAACGCGGGCATTCGGCATGACATCCGGTGTCCTCGCGTCCCGCACAGGACGAGGCAACCGGATGCACGCCAGGAAAGTACACATAGTGCGCGTATCTTGGACACTGACACGAGCCACAACAGTCCAACATCAGATCGTCGGCAGCGACGCGCCCTCACGGGTCGGTCCGTTCTTCGTCCCGTACACATACCGACGCGTCTTCGGGTCCCAGGCGAGCGCCGTTCCGACCTCGCGATCCCCGCGATACGTCGCAATGTCGCCTGGATCGGCAGGGTTAGTCCGCCGAACAGCCTGCATCTCGTCCATCAGACTCGGCGTGGCCAGCTCCTCCGGAGCCATGTTACCCCGCCCCCAGGACATCTCGCTCGGACCGGGCTCGCCGGACGTCCGCGCGATACCCGCTATATAGCCCGGAGAGCTCACCTCCTCGACGCTTTCGGCTCCGACCGTCCTCGCGGGCCGGGTGAACGCGTCGGGCACGTAGCGAGCAGCTCCGCGCCCGGCGGTCTCTGTGTACTGCCGCTCGTGGAACAGCGGATCGCCCTCGAACGCCCACGGCGTCAGCGCGCCATTCTCATACTTCGGCTCGGGTGCCAACCCAACCAACCCCTAACGTCAGCTTGTGGCCACAGGGGAACGCCAAAATAATCTGCGCCCCTTTCCCCAGCCAATGGTACGCGACCGCGCCATCCGACGCTAGCGAGGGCGCCGACGTGCAATCTGGTCCTCGCCCGCCGACTGCAGCCGAATGTGCGTAGCCCAGCCCTCCAACCCAACGTGCCGTAGAAGCCAACCGGCATCAATGGCCATGTTCATCTGACCACTCCGCAGGAAGTACGGCCTTGGCGAATCGTCCTCTGTGATCGCCCAGCCAATCACCGGATACCAGACTTCCTCGCCAACCACGCGAACGATCCAGCCCTCTGGCGCCACAATCTTGTCCATCTCTGCCTCCGATTCGTTGTAAAACCTTAAGTGGGGCTGTCTACCAGGCGAAACAACCCGAGCCCCACTTATCTCCTCCGAGCCCCACTTAAGCAAAACAGCCTCTGACCAGCGATTACACTTGCTTAAGTGGGGCTATACCCTCTTAAGTGGGGTAAGTGGGGCTAATCTCTACGTATACGCGCGCGCTCGCGCGCTCGCGCGCCCCCGCGTACGCGCGCGACCCTCCGGATTCTCACAGCCCCACTTAAGGTCGAATAAGCCGTCCTACCAGCGCATATACATAGCGAACCCCCCACTTAAGAGGCCCCCTTAACGCGCCTTGCGACGTCGTTTTCGAGGCTTGAACGCCAGATCTCCGCCATCCCGCGCCTCCAGGTAGTACGCCGCGCGTCCGTCCAACTCGCCTCGACGAAGGATAACATCGCCAAACGGGTTGCCCTTCTTGCGGCTGAGAGCCGTTCCAAGGGCCTGTGCATCCTTCAGCCCCAGCTCCTCCATGACCTCGATGACGACCGGATTCGTCAGCAGCATGGACGCCCGGAAGCGCGTGCCGAGCTTGCCCTCCGACCGCATCGCCTCGATGATCGGGCGCAGGTCCTCGTGATCGTTGGCCGCACCGGAGCTGAAGTCGGCGTGGTTGTCGAGGAACCCGGCAACGCCAACGCTGCTCAGCACGCCGCTCATCACATCCCGCCAGGACTCGAACGAGCCCATCTTGTTGCCCCAGTGCCCGGCGGGCATGCCGTCGTCGACCCACCGCGCAACGAGCGTGAGGCAGGACCACACGAGCGACGGCCGATGATCCGGGATGTGCTCGTAGAGGTTGGTGAAGTCGCCGTCGCGCTCCGCCGGACGCTCCACGCCCGCGTCGAGCCGGATCGGGACCGAGCGCCGGACGAGGTCGATCGACGCGGAGATGTTGTTGGCGGTACCGAGCCACAGCGTCCGGTTAGGAATCTCGACGGACTTGGATGTGCCGAGAACGCGGGTCTGGAAGGTGGGGGAGGTCATGGACGAGGAGAGCGACGAGGACGTGAACATGTCGGAGATGTTGTCTAGCAACAGAATCCGAGGCATCTCGATCATCCGCGCGCCCACCTCCTTCACCATCTCCTCATCCCGTCCCCGCCCCTGGCGCATGGCGATGGTCTGGTACCCGGCGCGACCGGTCAGGTCCCCGCAGGCGATCAGTGCGATTGCGTTGGCCATGAGGCTCTTGCCGGTACCGGCTGCGGGCGCCTCGATGATGTGGAGCGGGGTCGGTCCGGAGATCAGATCCCGGCAGAACGGCAACAGCAGCGCCGCGTAGAACCCGGCGCGGTCGGCGTCCCCGACGAAGGGGAACGACCGGATGACCTTGTGGATGTAGTTGTGGGCGTACTTGACCTGCTCGTCGGACGGCGCAGTGACGGCCTTCTCCACGACCGCTGCCATCTGCGGGTCCATGTCGAGAAAGACCCGCGCGCCCTCGTGGTAGCCGTTCGACTTGACCAGTTCGGGCTTGCCGTCGACCATTGCCCAGAACGGCGTTCGGACGACGCCCTTGAGTTCCGGGAGGGCCGTGTAGCGGGAGTGGTCCGCTAGCATGGACTTTAGGACGGAGTCCGGCGGGTTGGTAGGGACGGGCACGGGCTCCTCGCCGCCGATCGTCCGGTACCAGTCGACGTGCCGCGCGACGATCATGCGGAGCGAGTCGACGGTGACGGACTCGTGGTAGCCGTGCCGAAGCTCCTTCAGCTCCCCGCCCGTGTGGTACACGCCGTAGCCGCCGCTGGACTCTGTGGGACGGATTGCCTCGTACGAGATCGCCATGGCCTCGGGCGGGTAGTAGGTGGCGATGTCGATGCGACGCTTGGGCTTGCCCTCGGGGGTCAGCTCCGTGCAGAAGCACACAGCCCCGATGTACTCGCCCTTGTCGATGAGGGCCATGACCTTCTTGACGGCGGAGTCCCGCTGCCGAAGCCACTCGTCCAGGGCCTCCCTCGCGCCCCGAGCTGTCCCGTCGCGGTCGTCCCGGCCTACCTCGGCTAGGAAGGCGTCCTGAAGCCGCTCCGCCGCCGTAGCGAGCCCCGGATGACCCTCCGCGCTAAGCGCCGCGAGCCGATAGAACCCGGCGGTTACGGTGTCGTGCGCAGAGGTGGACGACTCGACGTCGGCGATGACCTCTTCCAGCACCGTCAGCATCAACGCGCAGGGCTCGCCGCCGCGCTCCTCGATCCACTCGTTGACCTTGCGGACGGATGCGGTCTTGCCGCCGAGGTTCTTCTCCTTGAGCGCCTTGGACCAACGACCCTTGGAGAGGGCTTCGACCCAGTCCGGCGACAGATCGGTGAAGTCGGCAGCGTCCGGCACCTCCAGCGAACCGAAGCCCTCCAGGCGTTCGCCCGGCGCATACCACTGGTACGGGACCGGTTCCCCGGCCTCCGCCGTCAGCTCCGGGTGGATCGAGGGCGGGGCGACGATGTAGCGATGGCCGACGTGGATGGTCTCGATGCCATCGCCGAGCTTGCCTGGCCATGCCGGACCCTCGGGCACGCGGTAGATGCGGATGCCGGAGAGCCCGTCGGCGCGGGCCGTCGTGACCCAGGTGGCGGGAAGCTCCCCCAGCTCCTCCTCCAACCGATCCAGAGAGTCCCGGCCGTCCTTCTTGTACGCATCGACGTCGATCCCGAGGAACCCCGGCGCGAGCCAGAGCGCCACGTTGGCGTTCTTGTGCTTGCTGTCGCCGAGCCAGGCGTCCAGCTGCTTCTGCGTGGCCTTGGAATAGTCGTTCTTGAAGCCCGTGAACCCGGTGGGCGGGGACTTCTTCGCCTTCGCAGGCAGCGGCACCGGGTACATTCCGGCGTCGTGGTAGGCGCGGGCCGTGGTGACGAATGGAGCCCGCAGGCTGAGGTTCGTGACCCTGGACTTCCGCTGTTCGGCTGCCACCGCTATACTCTCCTCACATACCCTGTTCAGGGGGTCTGTACCAGGCCCGGTCGCGAGGAACCCCCGCCCTCGTGACCGGGCCTGTCTCGTGTCGGCGGACCGGGGAGCGCGCCGAATCCTTCGATTCTACTCGGTCGCCCCTACCATCACTCCTGGTCGAAGGTCTCCCGACGGCAGGTACAGATGCGGCCACGCCTTCCCCCGAAGGGCGCCGCTCTCCTTCGCCCGGCGCAGGAAGACGATCGAGTGCCGATCCCCGTCCCGCGCGTGTTGCTGGGCGCCTGCCCTCTTGTAGAGGCCCCACCGCTTCAGCCGCTCATCGGTCGCGGTGCCCTTAGCCTGGGTGGGCGTCTGCCGGTGGAGCGTCTGCTCCATGCCCGACATCTCGATTGCCCACTCCAACCCAGAGGTCAGCCGCACCGGGGACAGCAGCTCGCGGTTCTTGGACATCTTCCGAAGGATGAAGTCCTCGATCACAACCGCTGCCCCCGGCCATCGACCGAGCGCGTCCCGCATCAGGATCTTAATGCATTTCCGTTCCTCCTCCGCTAGCTCGCCTGCGCTGGGCTTGTCCTTGTCCGGGATGGCCCGGACCTGTCCGTGTGTCCAGTGCTCGATGTTGCGCAGAATGGAGACGTCATCGTGAACCAGTGCCTCGGGGTGCACAACCATGACGCTCCACCCGGTGGTGCCACCGGGGTCGATTGAGATCACCGTGGGGGCGGTGACGAGTTCCATGGTCAGTCCTGGCCTGCCGGGGCGAGCACGACCGTCGCGCCGTTGGCCCAGGCGACGAGCGCATCCCGTCCGTTGATCTCGTAGGCGGAACGCGCGTCGGCCCGAGCCTGGTCGTACCCGGCCCGCTTCAGCTCGATCGCCCGAGCCGGGCTGTGCGCCTCCTGGAGCGCCTCCCACAGCTCCCACACCGCCGACGTGGTCGGCCGGACGGAGGCGACCTTGCCGTCCGGGTCGAGGGTCTGGAGCTGGTAGTGGTCCGGACCGAGCTTCGCAACCTGAACGTTCATCAGTATCCCATCTCCTCCAGGGACGTACCCTGGAACTTGTGACGCTTGCCGTCGACTTCGGTGACGTGTTCCGGCAGGCAGTGCTCGTGGATCAGGACGTCCCCCTCGTCCTCGGCGGACGGAACGAACCGGACTGTGTCTCCGGGCTCGATGGCGTCACCGGCTGCGCAACGACCCGGATAGCGCGCGGCAAATCCTTCTGCCATTTCTCCACTCTCCCCACTCGGTGCATCAATAGGATGTGCTGGACAACGAGCGCCAACATCAACAACCACTGTTGGATGTCGGCGCGGAACCCGGCCAGGAACCCGACCCCAACGACCACAAGCAGGCCGTAGAGGAAGTTGGTGCCAAACCTCAGGGCGAGATCGGACGCAGTCCGACCCTTCCACAATCGGCGCATCGCAACCAGTCCCCCTTCCGCGTCGGCTGCATCCCGTTGGCCCGGTGGTACCCGCGCAGCCGACACCGCAGGTACCGCAGCGGATGCCTCATCAGTCCTGCCACCCGACTCTGTAGATATGGTCCACCTTGACGGACACGCGCTCGAACGCCCACGGGAAATTGATCCATACGGGTGGCTTCTTGGACAGGATGACGTCCCGAAGAGAAAGGATCTCGTTGGACGATAATGAGTTGTTGGGCTCCAGCTCCCAATTATGCTGCCCGGCCGCGATCGTCAGCTTCACGAGCAGACTCCAAGAACTGCGTCGAACTTCCCGAGCAGCACCAGGAAAGTCAGCATGGCCGCAATGGACACGAGCGCACCCGCGATCGGCGCCGCGTAGTTCGGTTTCATCGGGCCACCCGCGCGGCCTTCTCGTTCAGCAGCCACTCGACCGGGAAGATCGGCAGGACCTTGATGCCGACGCCGTCAGAGTCGAATGGAGCAATCAGTGGCGTCTCCCAATCGTCCGACTTCCGTCCGGCCTCTTCGTTCGCGTCGACCCGTTCCCGGATCGCGCAGTAGCGGTCGGACTTGGCTTTCATGGTGCACTTGTTCGCCGAGTAGCAGACCGGCCGGAAGCTCGCCGCGATCAGCTCATACTGCCAGCGGTTCGGGTGGTCCTTCGGCAGGTACTCCCGGAACGCCCGGGCCAGCTCGATGAACACCGCGCGCCACTCGAACTGGGCCTGTGTGCAGAGTCGGTTCCCCGCCATCCGCTTCAAGCTGCCGAGGTCGATGTGCTGGTGGACGCGGGTCAGCACGTTCGTCGGGAGCAGACCCCGCGCGTGCTCGGCGGGCATCCCGTCCTCGATCAGATAGTTGTAGTTCTCCGCGATCGTCTCGATCGTGTGATCCCACAACGAGCGCCAGTTCTGCGCCTGCGACCGGTTGATGTCCGGATCGACTCCGTCCGCCTCGCACTGCGCCCGGAACTCCGCGTCCGGAACTGTCCCCTCCAGGGACGGCGGGAGCTTGACCGCGTCGCCCGCGTCCTCCTTGACCGCGAAGCGCATTGACTCCTGGGCGTAGCCCGCGAGCCGAGTCCGCACGAGCTGGTGCGTGAAGGCACGGGTGACGTTCTCGAACAGGATCGAGACCTGGAACCATTCGAGTGGCGCCTGCGACAGGAGCGAAACCGTCGCCGCCTCCCACGCCTCCCGCCGCTCCGCGTCCGAGACGTCCGCCGGGGTCCGGTAGACCTTGCCCGTGTACATGCCGTTGACCATCGCCATCACGCCCAGCGGGTCCTCCGGGGCGCACGACAGCGTCACGATCGGCTTCTGCGGGTCGGAGTGGGCGGGCGCCGACCACATCGCCACGTCGGCCCACTTCTGGACCTCCTTGGTCTGCTCCGGACCGCACAAGTTGCGACTGTGCTTCTGGCCGTCGATCGTCCGGAACCGCTCCTCGGGCGCCAGGATGATCTCCGCGCAGGCGCAGCCTTCGTTCGGGAACAGGATGTCCACCTCCTCCTGCGTCGGCATCGGCTCGTCGCCCCAGTGCGACTGCCAGGTTATCTCGTCGTTCCAGTCGGGGACCGCCGCGATCATGTCCGCGCGGCTCGGCTTCCCGTAGCTTCCGGTCCGGCCGTTCTCCCGCGCTTCGGCGTACGCTCGGTGCGCCGGGGTGTCCGTGTAGGGGTTCTGGTGCGGCTTGTCGTGCGGTCCAGTCATGACTTGCCCTCTCCGATTCCGGCCGGCACCATCGCGGTTAGAATGGTGATGACCATGTTTGCCAGCTTCCGGTCTGACGTGTTGAGCTTGGTGTCCATGCCCATGATGTTCATGGCGTCGGCGATCATGTCGAAGCCGAGTTCGTAGCTGGAGCGGATGTTCTCCCCCGCTGCCCGGTCCGTGACGCTCTCCACGAGAGCGGGATGAACCTCCGGGTAGCAGCCCCACCTCGTGTGGGTCCGTCCGTCCTCCGTGTAGGACTTAACGCCGGGGGCCAACTTGATGTCCTGGGCGCAGAGGCACATGTCCATCTCGGGGACCGCGTGCCCGTTCTGCAGGGACTCGGGGAGGCCCGCGAGCGGGTTGAAGCCGATGCCATCGTTGGACCAGGCGCGCGCCGTCCGCCTGAATTCGAGCGCGTTGTGGGAACTCATCTTGCCTCCGATTGGTCTTCCGGTAATGCTGGGGAGTTGCGGTATTCTATCCTATTAGTCCTCTGGCTCCCTCCTGCCCCACCGGTCGTGGGCCCAAAACCCCGTTACGACCAGCGCGACCAGGGCGAGAAGGCTGAGCCAAAGGTAGCCGTACTGGCCAAAAACCGTGATCGCGAGCCAAGCTAGTCCGCTGACGGCTTCTCCCATTGGTACTTCTCCATCCATTCCCGTGAGCCAATGTAGCGCCGATCGCGCTGCTTCTCGTGCTCCCAGTTCAGCCGGTACAGCTCCCACATGTCGCAGTGCCGGCAGCTAGGCCGCCTCCCCTTCGGGTGGCCCCTCATCCTCGTCCTCCTCTCCTTGGGGGATGACGATGAGGCCCTTGACGGTGAGTGAGACGCCGAAGCCGGACCGCTTGAGTCCTTGGGTGATGACGACGTCTTGCATTGGAACGATCTCCTCGACCATCTTTCGGTAGCGGGGGAAGTCCCAGCGGTTGATCTTGAGGTACACATCGTCGTCGCCGTCATCGTAGCAGTGGAGCGTGACGGACTTGACGAGGTGCGGGTCTCGGGTCCGAGCCAGGATCTCGTCGACCGTGTCCCCGCTCCGGGCGCGCTCGTCCTCGATCAGGTCCTTGTACTCGACCTTCCGGACCACGCCCATCCAGATCAGCTGGCAGTCGCGGTCGCGGGGGATCTCGTGGGACCGGTGGGTCGGGGTCGGGAGCCCTCGGAAGTCGACCCGACGACGACGGATGCCGTCGCGGATAAAGTCGAGGGTCTTCGCGGTCAGCTCGATCGCGAACGGGTCGTCCTGCTCGGCGAACTCCTGGATCTTGGCGGAGGTGGTCGGGCCGACCCCCTTGACCGCTTCGTACGCCACCCAGTCCTCCGCGCCGTGGGCGTTCTTGAAGTCGATCATCGCCTTGGACATCTTGGCGCCGACGCCGTGGATCTGCACGAGCCCCGCCCGGATGCCGCGTTCGTCGGTCAGGTCCGGGCTCCAAGTAATCTCCGACAGCTGGGGATCGGGCGGGAGGACGTTGAAGCCGTTCTTTACCGCGTCGTTCAGGAGGCGCGGGCGCCGCTGCTCGCGAGCCTTCTTGTCGTCGCCGACCTTCTGGAGCTGGGCGGCGTAGAACTCGCGAGGGTAGTGCTGCTTGAGGTACTGGCACCAGAAGCCGAGCATGCTGTAGGAGATGCAGTGCGCGACGTTGAACGAGTAGGTCGCCGACGTCACCATGAACTTCCAGATCCGATCGGCCAGCTTCCCGTCGATCCCGTGCCCGTTCTTGGCGCCCTGGATGAACATCTCCTTCATGTTGTTCATGTGCGCCTCGCCGAGCTTCTGCGAGATGGCCCGGCGGATGTCACCGATCCGCTCGACCGGGAACCCGCCGATGTCGCGGACGATCTGGAGGACCTGCTCCTGATAGATGATCTGGCCGTAGGTCCCTTTCGTGTACTGCCACACGAGCGGGTGCAGGTGATCGGGCTTCGCCCGGCCGTGCTTGACTTCCATGTACTGCGCGGTCATCCCCGAGAATAGAGGGCCAGGCCGACTAAGAGCATTGATATCAGCAAGGTGCATGAAGTGGTCCGGAACCACGCCCGCGTTAACCAGCCGAGTGGCCCGACCCTCGAATTGGAAGATACCAACAACATCACCACGGCGAAAAGCATCCATAGTGCGCTGTTCGTCCAGAGGAACAGTGTAAAGCTCGGCAAGGTCCATCCCAATCATCTCAAGGACGAGGTCGATCATGCCCATCGTGGACAACCCGAGGAAGTCCATCTTGAGCATGCCCAGATACTCGCCGTCCTTCTTGTCGTAAGCCAGGACGGAACGCTTGTGCCCGTTGATCTCTCGGGTGTAGACGGCGGACGTATCCGAGATCGGCGCGTTCGAGAGGACGATGCCGGCGGCGTGCACCGACATGCCGCGCATGTTCCCCTCCAGTAGCGTCGCCTTCATCAAGTCCGGGAACTTGTCGACGGCGGCCCGCGCGGAGGGGAACATGTCGATCGAGTCCGACAGCGAGTCGTCGGCCCGCGAGTCTCCGCCCGAGCGGTCTAGGACGACACTCTTGACCGCGTCCTCCGCGTACTTGGGGATGTTGTAGACGCGGGCGACGTCCACCACCGAGTTGCGCCCCTTGTACTTGACGAAGTTTCCGATGTTGGCCACACGATCCGCGCCCCATCGTCGCACAAGATACTCGCGTACCTCTTCCCGTCGGTTGTCGGCGAAGTCAAGATCAATGTCGGGCAGGTCCATTCGGCTGACGTCGATGAACCGCTCGAAGACCATCGTCGGGAACTGAATCGGGTCAACCTCCGTAACCCGTAGCATGTAGAGAACCACGCTAGCGGCAGCAGAGCCACGAGCAGGCCCCACCGGGATCGGACGGGGTCGAAGATCCTTCGCCCACCGGACCGCGTCCGCGACCATGAGGAAGTAGTCATTGAAGTCCTTGTCGTCGATGTGCCCCATCTCATAATGGAGCTTCTCCACGTACGCCTTCGGGTCCGCCTGCATGCGGGGGTTGGTAGGGAGCCGGTAGCGCCAACCCTCCCGAAGCCATTCCCACAAGGTCTCCCGCGCCGTCCAGCCGTCTTCCAGCGGGAAGCGGAGCGGTTCGTTCTTGGGGAGCGTCAGGGTGCACCGCTCGGCGATCTCGCTCGTGTTGAGGATCGCCTGCCATGCGTCCGACGGGCTCAGGCCCGTCGCCATGAGGTCCGCGTACACCTCGTAGTCACTCGTCGGGTACGTCAGCAGGATGTCGTACTCCCAGCCCGCTTCCACAGAGTCGACCGTCCCGCCCCGGTGCGCGGCGTGGAGGATCTTCTGCATCTCGTTCTGCGAGCCGTAGGGGTAGTGGACGTCAGCGGTCGCGACGAGGGGCACGCCGGTTCGACGGCTCAGCTCGGCGAACGCGGGGTTGAGGGTCCGGGCTCGTTCCAGTCCCGGGAACCTCTGCACTTCCAGATAGTACCCATCCCCAAACAGAGATTGATACTTCCGCACGACCTTCTCGGCATTGGACATGTCGAACGTGGACGCCCGATTCCGGCGCTCCCCGAGACTCTTCCCGCCCAGGAGGGTGCACGACAAGTGTGAGTCCGCGCAACCAGAAGTCGCGATCAGACCTTCCGCGTGATTCGCGAGCATCGGTCCGTGTACTGTTGGCCATTGGTAGAACCCTTCCTCCCAGGATTCACCCACCAGTTCGTTGAGGTTGCGGAGACCTTCCGGAGTCTCCGCGATCAGCGTCTGGTGGAACTTCTGCCGCGTCTTCGGCGGCGCGGCGTACGCCTCCAGACCGAAGAGGGGCTTGATCCCCGCCCGGTCGGCGTTCTTCTCCAGCTGGACCCATGAGGAGACGTTCCCGTGCTCGGTGAGCGCGAGAGCATTCCCGCCAAGCTCCACGATCCGGTCGACGTGCTCGGAGACCTTGCCGTAGCCGTCGCCGTAGCTGAATGTCGAGTGGGCGTGGAGCGGGACGAACTTGCGTGCGTACTTCTTGCTGATCCCCATGGGTCCTCCTTCGGGTCTAACGACTCGCCGTGCTCGCGATTCGTCACTCTTTCGAGTGAATCGCTTCCTGGCGGAACAGGTCCAGGATCAGGAAACAGGCGCCGATGATGTCCAGAATCATCTCCTCCGGACCCTCGTGGTTCATGGGCTTGCCGTCCCAGAGCGACCTCTCCAGCTTGGCCATCTTCCGGTGCAGCCCGACATACTCGCCCTTCGGCCCGAGCCCGGTCCGGTGCTGGTCGCCATAGTCGGCGTTCTTCGGCAGGAAGTGCCCGAGCACCTGCGGCACGATGTGCTCGACGATGTCCTTGGCAGACTCGGTCGCGTACGGCGCCTGCTCCCGGCCGCCGAGCACATCCGAAGCCGATGCGTACCGGCCGCCGAGCGCCGCCTTCTCCTCGGCGGAGAACCGGATGCACGGCAGTCCGACCGTCCGGTGCACCATCCAGATTTCGGCCGGATTGCCGCACTGGCACCTCTGCTCGAAGGGCGGCGCGGGCTCCTTCGGCTGGACCCACTCGGGCGGGGTCGCCTGCTCGATGAGATCGGCGACGTTGATCTGGGGCCTCTCGTCGGTCACGGGCTCTCCTCCGAACGGACGCGCGGCGTCACGGACGCACTTCTCACACACACTACGCCTCCTTATGGAGCTGGGACACGAGCACCAGGTTGCGCTCGGTCAGGCCGAAGATGAAGTTGGCTCCGACGTGCAGCTTCCACGGCCTGCCGTCCCCGCCCTCGGCGGCGTGGTCGTACTGCCGCTCCGAGAGCACGTTGCGCCAGGTGTCGATCGCGTACCGGGTCTTGTGCATTAGGCACTCGTTGGCCAGCTGACCCATGTAGTGCGGGTGGATCAGGGTCACGACCCCGCCCGGCTCCAGCACGCGCTCGATCTCGCGGAGCGCCCGGACGACCGCCCAGTCCGCGAGGTGGTCCAGCGTGTGGTAGATCGCGACTCGTCCCACAGACTCGGACTCGTACGGGATGCGCCAGCGGGTGCTCTCGGTCGCCATCGCGTCCCACTCGGGGTACTCGATGTTGTCCCAGCCATCGATGATCTTCTTGCCGGCTCCGAGCTGGATCATGTGTCCGCCGACCATCGGCGCACTCGTCCACTCGATCCGGTCCCGGACCATCGCGATGTCGATGTGGTCCCAGACCGACATGGGCTGCGGGAACTCGCGGACTCCCTTGTCGTCCTCGGCCGGAACAGCGTTGTGGTTCATGTAGCGGGTCATACCTTCTCCTCCGATTCGTGCAGGAACATGAGCTGCTGGGCGTCGGCGTACGCCTCGTGGACCAGGCGCTCCCGGTCCCACCGCCCGTACCGGCCTAGGTGCTTGATCGAGGGCCAGCAGTCGCAGTTGTGGCTGAGGGGCTTCCGGACCTCCTTGACGCCGGGCAGCAGCGGCATCTTGATGTGACCGGGCCACTCGACCGTGCTGTGGCCAAACATCCGGCTCACCCGGTACCAGGAGACGTCGGCGGTACCGTTGTAGTCGATGACCTCGTCGGTGCCCTCGATCGGCGACTTGCCGAAGGTGCTGTCCCCGCTCGCCCAGATCATCGTCTCGCGGAACTGATGCGCGGAGTTGACACAGAGCGCCTTACGCGGGATGGTGTTGATGATGAGGTCCGCGTGCTCGTACATCGTGTTGAACATCTTCTGCAACTCGTCGCGGTTCGGCCGGAACTCCATGTGCTGCACGAGGTCCGAGTACCACGTCCACAGCGACTTGTAGGTCCCGCGCAGGTCCCATGCGACGTGCGCGTCGTCGCGGAGGTCGTCCGAGATGTGGCCGTCCCACATTTCCCCGTAGACCTTCCGGAGGTAGTCCTCCGGGCTCCCGCTCATCCGGTACCGGATCACTCGGGGCTCGCCCGCTTCCTCGACGAGTCCGGGGATCGGCTGGTGGAGGTACTGCGCCCCGAAGATCGGGGATGGCCGCTTGACCGAGAACAGTCGCACCTCCGCTTTCCCCGCCGTCGAGTTCAGGATTGAGTGCGCTGCGACGAGTCCGACCGGACCGCATCCGAGGATCGCAACCTTCATGCCTTGTCTCCCTTCCAGAACGGGCATCGGGTCGTCCCGTTCCGACAGATTACTTTGGTCTTGCTGACCACCCAGTGGACGTGCACCCCGGCCTCCAACTCCTCCAAGTACTGCTCTTTCAGCTGCGGCAGTCGGTGAGTAATCTTGGCGGTTGCCGGCGTGTACACCCTGGGAAGTCTCACTGGACCGTGACCTCCCGCGTGTCGAGGTCGATCGCGAGCGCATCCGGCAGGACCCGCTCGCCGTTCGCGAGCCGGGGGACGTCCGCTTTGCTGACGTACAGCTTGTAGCTACCGTGGTCGTCGTTCAGCGGCCACAAGTACGGCATGTCGTCGGGGGTACCGGGGAACTGCTCGCCGTAGTGGTGTTCCGCTTTGCGGAGGAGATTGGAACGATGCGACCGGAGCACCCACAGGTCATCCAGCCAAGCCGGGCGGGCGACCGGAGCCGTCAGGAGCTGGCCGGGCTCGCTCGGCACCATGCCGTACTCCTGCGCCAGCTCGGCGAACTTGCCCCAGGTCGTGTCGTTGTGCCCGCGCTCGATCCGCCATTCGTGCGCAACAAAAAGGCCGTACAGGACCAGGGCGGGCTCGTAGCCCTCCCACATCCGTACGGCCGGGTGGTTCGCGTATCCGTCGGTCTCGCCACGGAGCACCGACAGGATCTGGATCGTCTCGGCTCGCTGCTTTTCGAGCCGGTCGTTGTCGAGTGCACGCATAGTTTTGGCGTGCGTCTTGTGCGTGACAAAGGTCTGCATCGTCATCCTCCGATAAGAACTAGGCTACCGGCCGGGCCGGGGCTTCCGGCACCCGGCCCGACCGATCGCCTAGCGTGAGCCTAGTCGGTGACGCTCACGGCGTCTACCCATCAGGCTACCGTTCGCCGCGCGAGCGACGCCGTTCGGGTGATCAGAACGGCGGCTCGTCGGTCTTCGCGCGACGCTTCGCCGCCGGACGGGCCTTCGCCGCCGGGGCCGACTTCCCGCGACCGGAGGGCGCGCGACGGGCGGGCTTCGCGGGCTCGGGCTCCTCTTCCTCGTCGTCCTCCTCCTCGGGCTCGTCCTCCAGCTCGTCCTCGTCCTCGGGCTCCTCCTCGTCCTCCAGGGGGAACTCCGCCTCCAGGATGGCCTCGATGATGTCGTTGTCGGTGACCTTCGTGGTCACGCGGAGGTCGGAGGGCTTGATCTTCTTCAGCTCCGTCCGCGACATCCCCTCCAGCTCGGCGCGACGCTCCTCCAGCTCGTCGTCCTCGCCCTCCTCCTCGGCGTCGTCGTCCTCGGGCTCGGCGTCGTCCTCCTCCGCCTCCTCGTCGTCGTACTCCTCGTCCTCCAGCTCCTCGTCGTCCTCGTCGGCGACGACGGGCTTGGGGGCGTCGGTGATCGGGATGAGGGAGTTGATGCGCAGCTGCTCGTCGCCCTCGTACTTCTCCTTGCTGGTGTTGGCGGCGACCTCGATCGAGTCCGGAACGTTCCACGTCCCGATCTTCTTGATCATGCCCTCGCCGTCGCCCTCGGTGACGACGTTGCCCGCCCAGAACGCCTTCAGGACGGCCTTCTGCTTGGCGTCGGTCAGCTTCGTCCCGGCGAGGATCGCCAGGAGGAACTGGTTGACGCGATTGGCGTTCTCCTTCTCGCAGGTCCGGTACAGCCAGCCGGACGCGCCGTTGTACTGGGCCTTCTTGGTGCCCGACGGCTCGGCGATCTCCAGCACGCACTTCATCATCGGGGCGCCCGCCTTGGATTCGGTCGCCTCCAGACGCTTCAGGTTGAAGCGGTACACGCCCTTGGGCGGGACCGGGCCGTCGTAGCCGATGATCGTGTCGCTGGGGGCCTCGTCCGCGAGGTCCTGCCCGAAGCCAACCGCATTCCACTTGCCCATTACGCTGTCCTCCGCTTACTCGGGGCCGGTCGGCGGGTTGCCGTCCGGGTTGTGCCTGCTCGCCGCGCGCTTCCGGTAGCGCGGCGAGTCGTCGTTGCGCTGGATGAGATCATGTCGCGGATCTCGCCCAGCTTGAGGTCGTCCGTGTGGGGAGCGAGGACACCGGAGCGGTCCTTGCCTGTGTACGGACCATCGGGCTTCCAGGTGATCCGCCGAACTTCGCGGGTCCGGTCGGAGGTACGGCTCTTGATCTCCTTGACCGTCATGCGACCGAAGCACGTCATCAGACCAGAGATGTAGTGGCTGACCTCCCCCTTCGATCCCTTCACCTGCGGCACGACGATCTCATCGCCGTCCGGGGTCTCCAGATTCATCGGCAGCGCCGTGAACAGGACGTCGACTGGCATGTTGCACAGCATCTCCACCTTCCTCTTGAGGATGAGGTGGCCCTTCTGGTAGTCCTGGATCGCCGGGATGTAGGCGTCCCGACTGGAGTTCTCGGACACCGCCTTCTCGACGATCGAGACCATGATGATCTCCTGGAGCATCGTCAAGCCGTCGACCACGAGCCAGCGGTACTTCTCGTGACCACCGGCCTTGAGCCACTTGGTGATCTCCTCGAAATCCTCCAGGCTGTTTACTGCGACCGTGCTTGCCTTCGACCCCGCCCGGCTAGCGCTCATCGTGCCCTTGTCGGACGCGATGATCAGTCCGTCGTCGGCGGTCCCGGCGAACACGGTCTTGCCGACGCCAGAGTCACCATACACCAACAGGTTCAGGGACTCGTCCAGATCGGCGAGCTTCTGGATCTTCGGCATCTTGGCCGAAGGCGCGGGTGCCATCAGAATTCCTCCTCTCCGCTACTCTCGTCCATCGCGATGATGTACGCTTCCAGCTCCTCGACGGCCCCGACGATGTGATCCCGGTCCCGCTTGGAGATCCGCTCCAGGCCGTGCTGACGGATCGCGCGGGCCTTCACGTCCCGGAGGTGCTCGACGCCCCGGACCTTCAACGGCAGGGCCACGACTCACTCCTCCTCGGTCTCGTCCTCGGCGTCTCCGAGACCCAGGAAGTCCTCCAAGGACATCCTCGGGGGCAGGAGCGCGGCCTCCAGGACCACGATCATGTTCTTCTTGAGGTCCGGAAGGTTGTACTTCTCCCGCACGATCTTCGTGAGCGCCGTGTGGGCGGAGGCGACGGACGTGGACTTCACCTCCTCGAACCGGTGGTTGGCCTCGTCGGTCGAGTCCTTCGTGTAGTTCACGTACGTCATCGCGTACCGTCGCGACTTGGACTTGCCCTTGGGCGGACGCGGTGTGCGCTCGCCGGGCGGTGGTAGTGCCATCAGTAGTCCCTCACTCTCATGCCCTTGGGCGTCTTCATGATGTTGGGTTCCGTCTTCATCCCCACGTCCGAACGGATCTTCCGGGCCGCGCCGAGCATCGCGGTCATCTCCCCCTCGGCCCGCTGCCAGGCGGCGGCCTGTCGTTGGGCAACCTCCAGATCCTCCTGGCGCTCCTTGGCCACCACCTCGAACATCTGAACCTGCTTGGCGGCGTACTCGATCCGCTTGGTCAGTTCGTCCTCGATGAGCAGGGATGCCTCGTCGGCGTACTCCCCTGCGCCGCGTTGGGCGGGCGGCTCCTCGCTCCGCTCGAACTCGTCATCGCCCTTCATCCCTCTCCCTCTCTCTGGCCAGGGAGCCGAATCCGGGGTGGACTCGGGACTCGCTGGACCTGTCGGAACATGTCCCGGTGGATCTTGGTCAGGTAGATCGCGGTCCACATCGCCGCGCCGCTACCGAGGATCTGGGCGATGAGGATGAGGATCTGGAACAGGGTCATCGCTTCGTCCTGCAGATGCACTTCTGGCGATGGCATCGCTCGCACAGCTCAACGAAGCTCACGTCTCTCGCTCCCAGCGACCGTTGACCAGCTCGCAGTCGACGTTGTCGGAGACCTCGATCTCGACCTCCGCCCCAGCCGCCGCGACAGCCATCTGCTGCTCGGTCGGCGGCGCGAGGTCCGCACACGGGTTCCGGACGTTGCATCCGGTCAGCCCGGCGGCGACCGAAGCGAGCACGAACAGGGAGAGTGGAGCCTTGATGAACCACTTCATTGCTACGCTGCCTTTCTGTAGGGTCCGTACGGGTCTTGCGTCTTGAAGGTCCAGTCCCGGAGGTCCTGCCAGTCCCCGCCCTCCTCGTGTAGCTCGCACATCGTCTTGAACGGGCAGGACTCGCATCCGAACGGACCCTGCTGGGGGTTCTTGTAGACGAGTTCCGGATTGGCCTTCATCCGGTTCATCTCTTTCACCTCCAGCACGATCCGGTCGTGCTGCTGGCGGCGCGCTTCGGCGGACCGGGCGACCTCGTACCGGGCGAGGACGGGCGCCTGGACGCCCTGCTGCTTGGAGACGGAGCCGTCCTTGTTCAGGCGCTTTCCGTCCTCGTTGACCGGGCGGGAGTCGACCTTGTAGACCTCCTTGCGCATGAAGTTGTAGGTGATCTCCTCGATCGGCGACTGGCCCGCTGCGAGTCGGTTGAGCGACTCGAATGTGAGGTATGAGCCCGCCTGGTCGTCGAGTGCGAGGTGCCCGAACTTGATCATGGACGCGGTCTTGTGCTCGTCGATCTTGACCCGGTTGTAGTCCTCGACGTCGATGTACACGCCGTCCATCGTGTAGAAGTAGATGGCCAGCGGCGAGCCGTCGTGGTCGTAGATGACCATCTTCCGGGTCTGCTCGGTGGCGACGTACTTCTTGTGGGGGTCCTTCCCGTACGTGTCGACGTAGTGCTCCATCATCGCGACCCCAAGATCGCGCGCCTCCACGTACTTCGTCGTGTCCGTCGTCGCGTCGTAATCCCGTACGATGATCGGGATCTCCGCGTCGGCGTACTTCGCCCAGGACTTCGCCGGGTGCGGCCCGCGCTTGAACCCGAGCTGGTACCAGTCGGCCAGAGCCTCGTGGATGCCGATGCCGAACCAGAAGTTGAACCCGACCGGACCCTTCGGCACGAGCCCCATCCGGTAGCCCCACCACCACTTCTGCGGGCACTGCCGCCAGGTCGTCCGCTCGGACGTCCGGAGCGTCGGCAGCCCATCGGGGAGCGCGCCCTGGTGCGTGTAGAGCGACGCCTGATAGTGCATCGCATCGTTCTTGCTCACGGCTTGCACTTCCCCTCGGTGTGCGTGTACTTCTTGACCAGCTTGACGGCGGTCTTGCTGCCCTCCAGCTGGATGTCCTTCCACTCCGTCTCGTACACGACCTCGTTCTTCATGAGGGCGGCGCCGCACTTCTGGCAGTAGTGCCCGCTCGGCTGCTCAGGCATCGTACTCCCCCAGCGGCTCGGTAATCGCCGCGACGTAGATGGCGGCGATGTCCTTGTCGTCGATGAGCCGAGCGTCCGGCGTCTCCCAGTAGCTCTGGTTGGGCGGGTGGTTCGCGGCGTAGTTCGCGATGAACCGGCGACCGTCCCGAAGGGACAGGCGGTACTTCCGTCCGATGACCGGGTTCATCACCCGCGCGCCGACTGCCTCGCCCCGGTCGATATCGGCGGCGACTTTCGGGCCGTACTTGTGAACTTCGGCGGCGAGCTTCGACAGTCGCTCCAGTTGACGGCGCATGTCCTTGCTGCGGAACTTCGCCTCCATCCAGTCTCGGATGGTCGGGTGCTCCGCGTACTCAGATTCGTCGCAGTCGGCGAGGAACTGGCCGACGCGCTCGATCTCCTCGGACGAGAGACGTCCGGTGTTCTCTGCGATCCGCACGACTCGGCGGAACAGCTCGATGGGGACCGCGTCCGTCACGATAACTCTCGGCATACTGACCAAACCCTCCGATCTTGGGTGTCTTCCGGATCACCCATCAAGGTCACTCAGAGAGACGCCGGGGATTCCGGACCTCCGCCAGGGAAGACCCGGCGCCTTTCTGAGTGCCCCCGCCCGGTCCATGAGCGGTTCCCGTCGTACAGGATCATCTGGATCCCAACCACGCGGGCGGGGGTGCCCTTACGGGCGACGCCGGGGGCGGGAGACCCCCGGCGCCACTTCCCTCAGAACTCGGCCTCGGCCGCACCCGTCGAGCGGCGAGCCGCCTTCGGCCGGGTCGACGCGGCCGGGCGCGCGGCCCGACCCGAGCCCCGCGCGGGCCGACCGGCGGGCTTCGCCGCCGTCTCGGTCGTCGCCTTCGCGGCGCGGGTCCGACGGGCGGGCTTGGCCGGGGCCTCGTCCTCCTCCTCGGTCGCGGCGGCGCGGGTCCGTCGCGCGGGCTTGGCGGCCTTCTCGGCCTCCTTGGCCTCGCGGGCCTTGGCGCGGTCGGCCTTCGCAGCCTCGCGGGCCTCGGCCGCCGTCTCGGCCTCCTCCTCCTTGCGGGCGGCCTCGGCCTCCTTGAACTCGTGGTTCTCGGGGGACCGCTGGTGGAGCGAACGCCACCGGAGGGCGTACGCGGCGGCGTCCATGGCCGCGTCGAACTCCTTCTTGGTCTTGAAGGCGTCCTCGCCGCCCATCCGCTCCAGGACCCACTCGGCGAAGTGGGTGTGGAGCGGTCGGTGGCCGTTCTCGGTGACCTTCTCGACGTCGGCGGCGTAGTCGATCTCGTCGCCCTCGGGGATCTCGTACTTGCGCTCTCGTGCCATCTAACTGCCCTCCATGGGGTCCGGGTTTCGGGTGTTTCGTTCTTCCCTGGTAGCAAGAACGCTACTCTGGGTCGCTCAGGAAGTCGAGACTTTTCTCAACTTTTCTTGAACTTTTTCTTCAGAGCCTGGTCCGGGGGCGGATCGGCGGTGCCGGCTTCTCGCCAGTGACCCGGATTCGACTCACGCGGGAGGCTTCCTCCCCGTCGTGCTCCGGTCGCCGCGCGGACGTCCGGCCGTTCGCCTGGAGCTTGAACCGCTCCGCCTGTCGCCACTTCTCGACCGTCTCCAGCGCATCCCGCGCGGCGCGCTTCCCGCGCAGGTGCCAGCCGATCCACACGGCCGCCCCGATCGCGCCCAGCACAGCGAGTGCTAGGCACACCCAGCGCAGCCATTCGTCCACGTTCATCCTCCGATCAACAGACGCTTGGCATAGTCGACCCCGCGCCGCTCGTCCAAGAGCCGGTACTGGATCTTGTCCTTGCCATCCGTCACCGCCGCTATGTGCTCCTCTATCGTACCGCGACTCCGGACGTACCAGTACGTCGCGGGTGGCCTGGGGGATGAGGGGTCGAGCGCGCGGGAGATCCGGTGGATCCGGTCCTCCACCTGCTCCTGCTCGGAGGGGTCCCAGGTCTCGTCCATCACCACCATGTCGTCGGCCGCGTCTAGGGTCAGAGAGACCCCGCCCGCGATCGTGTTGAGGAAGAACAGGCGCGGTCCGCCCGGCTTCTGGAAGGTGGCCTTGGCGTTGGCTCGCGCGGCGTTGTTCGTGTCCCCGGTCAGGATCAGACTCGGCACCCCGAGCCGGTCGCACTCCGCCTTCATCAGCTTCAGGAGTGGCGTCTGCCACGCGGCGATGATGATCTTGCCCTCGCCCCAGGCTTCCTTCGGCCGCCAGATCCCGCGCTCGCGCAGGAACTCCTGGAGCCAGTCCCACTTGTTGCTCGGCAGCATCGGCTTGTACCGCTTCACCCACTCGTCGAAGCTCTCGCCGGGCACCCGCTTCAGTACGTGCTCGACGTCCCCATACGCGCAGGCCATCTGCTTGCAGCGGGTCATCTCGGCGAGTAGCCCTGCCGCCGTCAGCGACCCAGACTCCAGGTGGACTTCGGCGTCCTCGACCATCTGGTCGTAGGCGACGCGCTGCTTGCCCTCCATGTCGAGCCAGACGCCCACAGGGCCGGTCTTGTCCTCGGCGTCCAGGTAGTTACCCGCGTAGACCTTCGCGGGCAGCTGAGGGGCCACCTCCGCCTTCGTACGGCGGATCATGTAAGCGTCGATCTCCCGCCCGAAGCCCTTCGTTGCGGAGGCGTGCTGGTCGCCGATCTCCTTTGACCATTCGCCATCCACGACCTCGAACCAGCGGTTCACCCAGTCCCAGTAGGCGCTGTGCTGCTTCGGCGCCAGCCAGTTCAGCGAGCCCCACAGGTTGAGCGGGTCGCCCTTGAGCGGCGTCCCGGTCAGGTTTAGCTTCATGGAGTGCTCGCTGTGGACCGGGAGCTTCTGGACGTTCCGGCGGAGCTGCGACTGCTTGTCGGCTACGCTGGAGCTGGTGGGCAGGATTCGGTGCCCTTCGTCCACGATGATCGCGGACCAGTCATGCGCCGTGAGCGCCGGGAACCGCATCTCGTCGGTCGTGATCGTCTTCGTCGTTGCGCGGGGGATTCCCTTCTCCTCGTCCTTCCAGTACAGGGGCTCTGGCGTCCCGTCCGGACGCCACGCAATGTCGGTGCGGGACAACGTGTATCGGTCGAGCTGGAGCGACTCGAAGTTCATGAAGCACCAGGTCCGCTCGTCCGGGTTCTCGTGTGCCTCCTTCCAGAACGCATCGAGTTTCGTCCGTCGGGTCGGCGTGTCTCCGTCCACGATGTAGTACGCCTCGTTGGGGAACCAGGCATCGAACTCGTCCGGCCATGTCATGTTCGACGCGGCCGCAGGCGCCAGGACCAGGATCGCCCCGACCGTCTCGTCCTCGACGATCGCTGCGGTAGCCTGGAGCGTCTTGCCGAGCCCCGGCTGGTCGGCGATGATCGCCCGGCGAGCGCGGATGGCGAACCGGACGCCGATCGTCTGGAACGGTCGCTCGTACATGGCCTTGGCCATGTCGGGGTACTCCCGCTCCAGGACCGGCAGGTCCAGGCGCTTCGCCGCCATAATCTCCTGGAGATCCTCGCGCCGTAGCTGCTCCTCCTTCGCCCAGGCCCACAGGTCCGGGTGAATCTCGATCTTGTAGTTGTTCTTCTTGGTGAAGACCAACCGGAGGTCGAGACAGACGCGGTAGGAGAGGGCGTACGTGATCACGCCCGGTTCATTCCTCCCTACGGCCTCCCGGGCCCAGGAGCGAGCAGCACGGGACTCGCTGAACCCCGCTCCGGGGATCGCCTCGGCGAGCGTTTTGAGGCTCAGGATGTTGGCCGCAGCCATCCAGATCCGGCCGCCGCTTCGGTTGAGGTGTAGGGTGGGCATCTACTTCACCGCCACCAGGGCGTCGAGAGCCACCGAGCGGAATCCTGTTCCCATGTAGTCCACAAACATGAGGATACGGCGTCCTGTGGACGAAGTCGAGATTTTCAGGTGTCGGTTGTGGATCTTCTCGACGCCCTTGGCGTCGACGGAGCTGTCGGGCGGTATCACCGCCGTCTCCTCCTCCCCGGAGAAACTGTTGACCCAGACCAGGGTGCCGCCGACGACGGCGTCCAGGATCTCGTCCTCGTCGTCGTCGAGTCCGAAGGGGATGTTGCGGCGGGTCGGTCGCTTCTGCCGACGGCGCCGGGGCTCCTCCGCTGCCTCGATTACGTCGGCGGGATGCCCCGCGATCCTTCGTAGGGCATCGGCCAGGCTCCCGAGCCGCAGCGAGTACGAGTCCATCGTCCACGCCGACAGCACAGAGTCCCACGCGTTTAGCTCCCAGACGGCAACGATGAACTCGGCGTCACGCGACAGCTCCAAGCTCTGGCCTCGGTCCACGACGTCCCAGCCGTGCTCCTCCGCCCACGCCCTCGTTACGTCGATCTTCCGGTCGAGCGAGTCCCGCATGCCGATCTTGGGGATCTCGACCGTCGGGCGGGCTCGCTCGGCGAGGCAGGGCAGGAACACGGTGTGCTCCAGGGCATACGCATCCCCGCCCGGCGACTCGTGGGCCCAGGCATCGACAGCGGCGCCGTAGGGATTCGCCGCGTCGACCATGTCGTCGCCCTCGTAGTCGGCCCACAGGATGTCCCGGCAGGACTTCCCGTGGATCTCGGCGCGACCGTCGCGGTAGATAACCTGGTACTTCACGATGCCTCCTTCCGGGACCAGTAGTCCATGCAGATTCGGACGACGATCGCGTGCTGGATCGTGATGCCGGTGTAGAACAGGGGCGGGACCGCCCGGCCTTCCTGGATGTACTCGACGGCGGAGGAGTGGACGAACACGTAGGGGTGCGGCGTCACGGCATCCAGAGCCATGCTCATCCAGAAGTCATCCATCCTCCTCCTCCGGTTCGTATCGGTCGCGCATCTCCTGCTTGACCTCTTCCATCGCCGGTCCGATCTCGGCGTACGGGTTGGTCATTTTGGCGATGCACCAGGCGAGCGTCGCCAGCTTGCCCTTCTGCTCGTAGTAGCTAGATGCCTGCTCCGCCAGGCCCTCAGAGTCCTCGATTCCGCCGTCCGCCAGGGCTTCCGCCAGGCTTTCGATCTCGACGAATCCCTCCCCCTTGGCGTGCATGTCCACGAACTTGGCGTACTGGGCGTCCGCCTGCTCCCAGAACATCTCCATGATGGAGCGTCCGGCGTTGCTGTGCTCCTCGCGCGGGTCCTTGGTCATTCGTCGTCTCCTTGGAAGAATCGGTCGTCGAGCGCCTCCATTGCCACCTGGATGTCGTCCAGGCGGGCCGTTACAGTCTCCAGGTCCTCCGGGGTGATGTCCTCGACGTCGACACCGTCCTTCAGATCCTCGGCGATGTCGATGATTCGGTCGAGCTTCTCAACCGCCGTCATTCTCGCCATCTCGGCCTCCCCTCGCGTAGTACTGCTGGTTCCAGCGGATCGCGGACAGCTCCATCTTGATCTCGTGGAGCAGCTTCCGGATCGCGGAGATGGTCGAGAGGAACCAGATGACCGCCGCGAAGTACGCGGCGACCCGGACCCAGTCCCAGATCTCAGACAACACCGAACATCGCCCCCAGGAACCAGATGATGGCGAAAACCGCGCCGAGGCAGGCCACGAGTCCCAGGGTCCAGAACGTCCGCTCGCTCATCCGCCGACCGCCTTCCGCTCGGCCCCGCCGACGCGGTTGCTTCCGTCGGTCATGTCCACCGAGGCTCCAGCTTCCCGTCCCAGACGCCCCGCGCGCTCGTCCGTGACCTGGGACTGACGACCGATGGACCCCGTGCCGAGTCCGCCGGGGTATGTCGCCGCCACGAGGTCGTCGATTGCCGTGGCCTCCCTGCGGAGCACCAGGCCCACCCCCGCCCCGGCGTCGGCCTCGGCGCGCTCCTGCGCCAACTTCATCCGCCACATGCGTTCCACGATCTCGTTGCGGAACCCCGCCGCGTAGCTCTCCCGGTACTTGGCGTTGCTCTGGGTGAGGTTCGCCCGCTCCACCCCGGCGTCGCGGCAGGCCCTTGCGTACAGCCGCTTCATCTTGCCGTTGTCCTTGGGCGGCTCCGCCACCCCGGCGAGACTCCCGGCCGCCCGGCCCTTCTGCCAGATCTCCTTCCACTTGATTCCGGCCTCCGCCAGGTTCTTGATGTTCGTGCCCTCGTCGGTCGACAGCTCCCACTTCGGGAACAGCTTCGTGCTGAAGGTCAGGTAGCTCCCCGTCCACAGCATCCGGAGGTACGCGACATCGTCGGGGTACCCGAACAGCGCCATCTTGCTGTTGTAGAACCCGTACTCCGTCACGAGCCGCACCCCGGTCAGCGTGGCGTAGGCGCTGATGACGGTCTGGTGGACGTCCTTGAACGGGTCGTCGCTGTCGATCCAGGCGATCCTGTCCATGATCGGAACGGACGCCTTGGGCTCCGCCGCGCCCTTCGCCGCCTCCCGCATCTTCAGCATGACGCTGTCGATCTTGTGCTTGTGCTTGAGCTGGTTGGCCTTCATCAGGAAGGCTTCCCGCTCGGCCGGTCCCGTGCCGGGGTGGTTGGCCTGGTTGATCAGCCCCTGGATCCGGTCCAGGATCTTGTCGCTCACGATTTCCTCCGATTCGAGGGCCTCCCGGCCCGCCGAGTAGAACGATACCCTGTGACGCTTCCGGCGTCTATAGGGCTATGCGACCGCGTCTCGCCAACCCATGTTCTTGGCGCAGGTGTCACCCATCCCGCGAGCGCGGGACGAGTCCTTTGTCAGGGTCTTGTGGCAGTGGCCACAGCGCCCGATCTTCTTGCCGTAGGTGAGCATGGCCTCCTGCGGGTCGCGCGCGATCTTGCGCATGACGCCGATCTCTGCTGCGATTCCCGGCAGGCGGTGGAAGTCTTCGGAGGCCTGGACCTTGATGAAGGTGTACCCCGCCCACTTGCCCTCGGTCGGCTTGTCCACCTCGTAGAAGGCCAGCTTGCCGTCCTCGCGGGGAACCGCGTAGTACCCTTCCGGGATCTGTAGGGATAGCTCCCGTTTGATCTTGAGCATGGCGGACCGATCCGCGTCCCGTCGCTTGATCGCGGGGCGAACGTGGGCGGGGCTCTCGAAGCCCAACTGCACCGATCCGTCCCGGTCCGGCACCTTGTCCCCCTTCGCCTTCGCGCACGAAACCACATGGTTGCGGTTGACGTCCTCGGTCTTGCAGTATCCGCACTTCACTTCGGGCCTCCCGGTCCGTTCGATACCTTGAGCTTACGCCATGACGCCCTCGGCGTCTAGTCCCTAGTGGTACGGGGAGGGGCAGACCCCGCCCCGGACCGTCATGCCGCAGGCCTTCCCGGCGACCTTGACTGCGCAGGGGTGCGGCTTCGCCGCCGCGCCGGACTTGATCCCCTTGTCGCCGGTCGACTCCGCGCGGTCCATCAGGTTCTTGCAGCACTTCCCGACCTGGTGCGTGCCGAGCCCCGGCCAGCGCCTCGTGTACGTCGCGGAGGTCCGCTTCCCACAGTAGGTGCACCGCTTCGCCATCAGGCGGCCCTCTCCGTCTCCTTCAGCAGGCGCTCCTGCGCGCCGGTGAGGCTGTCGACGATCCGCTCCACGACGGTGTGCCGCTTCGCGGCGAGGTAGTCCGCCACCCGCTCCTGCGCGGCGCGCCCGTAGTTCGAGAACACGGCCAGCGTGTCGCCCTTCCCCTTGACCGAGCGGGCTCGCACCACGGTCTCCCGACCGGTCTTGCCGTCCACGATCACCTTGACCTGCATGGTTCCTCCTGGTTGCTTGTTTGGGCATTAGGAGGGAGTGCCCGCCGGGTGGTCCCCGGTTACCCCGGCCCGGCAGGCGCGATGGGGTGACCAAGCCCCATCCTCCCATCATTAGTTGTACCGCCGGGCGAGAATCCCCGCCCGGCGGGTCGTGCTCAGGCCTTCCGGACCTTTCCGACGCGATCCACGTCACCCTCCGACTGCGCCAGCTCCTCGGCGCGCTCCGCCGTCGCCGCTTCGACGGACAGCCACTCCTTGTTGCCGTCCTTGTCCCAGGTCTCGACGCGCCACTTCTCGATCTTCACTTCGTTCCTCTCAGTCTCCGAACAGCAACCTAGCGAAGGCGACCGTCCACGCTCCGACCCAAAGCACCGCTGCCATGAGCACCCCCGCGAACAGCCAGATCTGCTCCGTGGCGCCCTCGGGATACTCCACCATCCATCTCGCCCCGAAGCCGAGGATGAGAGGCCCGCCCCCGAAGACCATAACGATGCAGAAGAACATCCCAAGAGCGCGCATTACCCCTCCTTGTACTCGATCGTGACGTCCTCGTCCCACTCCAGCCCATCGGCAGAGCGGGCGATGACTGCTTCGTCGCGGGTCTCGTAGAACCGGCCGCGCCGCTTCCCGTTGTCGCAGACGTAGTAGCCGCTGCTCGGGTTCTCCATCATTCCTTCAGCTCCTCGATCTGGATGGAGCCCTTGAGGGCGATCGGCTCCGCCATCTCCCGGACCTCCTGCTCGTTCTCGGCGTAGACGACCGCCTGCCTCCCCATCTTCTCGGCTCCCTCGCGCCACTTCACGTGGTACTTCGGCATCAGACTCGTGCCTCCTTCACCGTCACCTTGACACCCGTCGGCGGGTTGTCGACTAGCCTGCGGCTCAGCTCCGCGCAGGGGTCGCACCAGTCGTACGTCTCGGTCACCGAGGTCAGGTTCGTCTCCATCGTCACCGTGGCGACCGTGTCGACGGGCGAGTTCTTGCAGCTCTGGCAGGTCTGCTTGGCCATCAGATTCCGGCTCCCTTCGGGAGAGCGGGCTGGTAGCCCGCGTTGGTCATGACGGGGCAGAGCTGCGTACCGTCCTTGTGGCGCCATCCGAGACGCGCGGGGTCGGTTCCCGGCGCGATCGTGTCGGTGGGCCTCCCGCCCTCGATCGGCTCCATGCACTCCGAACACACCCACGTGTAGCCCATCAGTACGCCCCCTTGCCCTTCTGGATGTGGCGGCCGCAGCCGCAGTCGAACTCTTCGGAGGGGTCTCCGTAGCAGAAGTCCAGGCCCCCGCCCTGGCCGTACGTCGGTCCGATCCGATCCGGCGTCGCCCAGCCGGACTCTACGCCATACACGACGTCGGCCGAAGTCAGGAAGACGTACTTGAACCAGACGGTATCCCCGACCTTCATCCACTCGCCCGTGCGGAGGAACCTGTCGAGGTTCCCGCTGTCGGTCGAGGACTCCTTGCCGGAAATCGCGAGCCCCTTCCGGGTTGCCTCCAGCATCTCCAGCTCGCTCACGTCGCCAAACTTCATCATCGCGGGGCCTCCCGGTCCGTCGCTCTCTCTTACAAGTACAAACTTACTCCGCGACGCGGAGGGCGTCTATCCCCCGATTGGGTGACGCCCTCCGCGTCTAGCGAGCCGCCCCGCTCCCCAGCGGGCGGCGTGGTCCTACTTTCCGGGGCAGGCGTGCTTCTCCAGGTCCGCCACGCTCTTGAACTTCTTCCCGCAGCCGCTGCACTCGATCACTCGATCACCCCCTCTCAGGAGAGCAAGCTCTCCATGTAGATCACCTCTGCCTCGTCGCACTTCTCCTTGAGCTTGTGCGTCCGCTCCGCGCCGAGCGCGCGCTCCACGGTCTTCCAGACCTGGGTCAGGCTCCCTCCGTTCTCGTACAGGTAGAGCACTCCGTGCTCCAGGATGTCGGCCTTGTTCCGAGATGGCGCCCCGGTGATCCCGCGCAGGTTCTTCGCGGGCGCCCCCTTCGAGTGGCGGAGACCGGTCGTGATCTCGACGCACACCGCCGACAGGAGCCGCACGAAGTTCATCTGCATCGTGAGGTCGCCCCGCAGGTCGATTCGGCCGTCCTCGTGGAACTTCATCTGGTGATCCTCCTCTGGACGACCCTCCCGGCCATCCTAGCGCCCCGCGCGGCGTCGATTCCGCGTCCCGTCCTAGCGCCGGTCCGGCTTCGGTCGGGGCTTTCCCTCCAACAACTACAACTCTACGCTCCGACGCCCTCGGCGTCGATAGCCCGAACGGGTGGTGCTACCCCTCCGCTACGCCGCTGTCCTCGGCGCACTGGTCGTGAAGCTTTCCATGCTCCCCGTAGTCGATCAGGTCCCCGTCGACCGCCGAGCCCGGCATGTCGCAGGCGTCGCACTTATCGGCCATCAGCCCTCCTCCTGCCAGTTCCCCGCGCCATGCTGGGAGTTCATGAACTCCGCCATCACCTTCCGCGCGTCCTCGCGCCTCACGGCCTCCCCCTGGAAGTAGTCCGACGACCAGCGGCCATCCTTTCCTCGCACCCGGAGGTAGAACTTGTGGACCTCCATCAGACCAGCTCCTTGCGCACGGGGTCCGTCCCTTGGAGCGAGGGGCAGGACGGGTCGCAGTAGAACCCGGCCGGGGCTCCGCAGCCATCCTCGCAGTCGATCGAGAACATCTCGCAGTCCTCGTCCGGCACCTTCACGTACTTCGCGCCCGGCATATCGGCCGGGGTCGGCGAGTCCGACATCAGACAGTCCTCTCCGTTGCGTAGCCAAGCCGGATAAGCCAGGGGCCGATCGTCGCGTGGATCTTCGCGCGGGAGACCTCGGCGATCGACCCCGGATCGGGGTACTCCCCGTCCATCGACGCGACCTGGTACCGATCCTCCTCGCCCATCCGGGCCACGACGAACGGGAGTGGTCCGGTCGAGAGCTGCGTGAAGCACGCCATGCCGGCCTCGATCCCGGTATACATCGGAACCGTCAGCGTCGGCCGGTCCTCCGTTCCGAACGCCTCGATCGAGAAGTACAGGTCCAGCAGGAGCGCAAGCTCCATCACGTCCTCGTCCGGGTCCGCGAAGTTCCGCAGCTTCGCGACGGGCCGCCCGTCGACCCATTCCCACGGACCGCCGTCGAACGTTCCGTCGCCCATCGTCGGCGCGGTTCCGTACCCGCCGTACAGCTCAAACTTCGTCCAGTCGACGTCGATCATCAGCCCTCATCCTTCCGTCGGATCTTCGCGATCTCGCGCGCCGGTCCGGCGAACATCACCGTCGGCCATCCCCCGCCCGTGGCTCCGGCAGGAGCCGAAACGGACCAGGAGACCTCACGCGGGTCCGCGCCCGCTTCGGCGAGGTAGACCGCTACGGCGGTCTCGATCTTTTCCCCCGCGTCGACCACGACAGGGACATTCACAGACTCGAACATGGTTCTCCTAAGGTCGGAGGGCTCGCAGGAATTTCGGCAATAGGTTCGTACGCTAAGGCGCGCAGACTCCTGTCCCCTGACGGGTCCAGTCGTCTCTAAGGGAGGTCTTAAGCCCTAGCGGCGCGGGTGCGCCGCCGGGGGTCTAGCGGGGGACGACTCGGGTGTAGTGGCGAGGAACCTCGCCGTAGGCGGTTCGGAGGACGACGACCGGGCCGGTCGGCCGGTGGCGACCTTCGAGGCGCACGACGGTCCCGACGACCTTCGGACCGGCACCGACGATCTCGACGGGACGGCCGACGTAGAACTTCGAGGTAATTCCGGAAAACATGGGTCTCCTTAGGACGTAGCGGCGCGGAGTCGAGAGGTAATCGGGGAGACCTCTTCGGCGGTTTCGACGCCGAATTCGAGGAGGGTCGCCCCGGCCGCCGTAGAGACGGCGGACCAATCGTAGTAGAGGAACCCGAGGATTCGGGAGAGGTACCGAGCGATCTCGACGTCCCCGACGACCGGGACGGAGAAGTAGAAGGTAAGGATAGCGGTCTCCTTAGGACGGACGGTCGGCGATCCGACCGACTACGTAGAGGATCGAGAAGAGGACGACGAACGTTACGATCGGCGCGAAAATTATGGCTCCCCTTAGGACGGAGCGGGACGGATTTCTACGGACTACCAGCAGAAGCAGGTTCGGGGGACGTAGACCTTCATCCCGCAACCGGGGCACGGCGTCGCCCGGTCGATTCGGCGTTCGATCGACTCGGCCCGCTTCGTCGCCGCCGACTTAGGCTTAGGCTTAAAGCGGATCGGAGCCCCGATAGGGGTCCCGTAGAAGCCGGACGACCGGACCCGGAAATCGACGTCGGGACGAGTCCCCGCCGAGGACGTCGATCCGACGTTCCCCTTCGAGAATCCTCCCCCGGTACGGGGCGAGGCGACGATCTTTCGAGTCCCGTTCGGGACGAAACCCGGAGCGTTCTCGTATCCCTCGATGATGGCTCTCCCTAATCGGCGGCCTCCCGGCCGATCCTCCGAACCGGCCTCCCGGCCGATCCGCTTCGTTCCGTTCCTAGCTTAGCGGTAGACGCTTCCGGCGTCTACCCCCTCTTTCGAGGGCCGACCGGCGAGCCGGTCCCGGAGGGAGTCTAGCCTATCGACTCCCTCGGCGTCTAGCGGCTCCCGTTCCGTCCGGCGACCCTAGTTCGCCGAAGATTCCCGGGATACGACCCCTTAGGGGGCCGAACCGCTACCGAGAGGATCGTACCCTATCCGCGCTAGTCGCGTCTAGGGGGCTCGTCCCCCGCCCCCGACCGGCCCCTTAGCGGGTCCGTTCCTCGGCGACGGGGATAACCTTACGGGACGCTACCGGCGTCTACCTAGAACTTTCTTATCGCCGCTGGTCCGCTGGCGAGTCGCGACCTCGGCTCGCGCGGGATCGTTTTCCGCGCGCCAGGGCGCGTTGTGCGCGCGCGGTTCCTCCCCTGGCTTCGGCGGAGGCGTACGCCCGCCTCCGAGGACGAGGTACCGCGCGGGATTCCATTGTCGCGGGGCATGCGCGCGGATCCAATTCCGCGCGTCGCACCCGCTCGCCCGCGCGAGAAGCGGAACCGGGCGGGATTCTGTTGTCGCGACGTACGCGCCCGGTGCCTATGTAGTCGCGCGTATGCCCGCCCGCCCGTAGAGACGAACCGCGCGCGGTTCCTTTGGTCGCGTACGGAAAAGGGGGAGGGGGAGGGGCTTTAGGGAGGGGGAGGGGGAGACGCGATGCGGCCGCGCGGGGGTATCGCGCGCGTCAATCGCGCACAATCGCAGGCGCCCGCGAACGGCGGCGCGCCCGCACCACCAGATCCCTTGGGAGGGATACTGGGTGGGTCAGTTTAAGTATCCCTGTGCGAGCGCGGCGAGCCTGCGGGGCGCGCGATCGGCGCAGAGTATCTGCGCCGCTACCGCCCGTAACATGAACCAGCCCCGCAGCTCGGAGGGAGACTGCGGGGCTAGCCCAGCGGCGACAGGTCTCGGGCCGGAAGTCCCTCAAACGATCCGTCGCGGTCTACTCTACCTGATCAGCCGACAGCGGTCGAGCTGGCACCGCCCTTCTCACCAGGCTTGACGCGCCACTGGTGCTTGGCCGCGTAGGACGCAGCGAAGCCGACCAGAGCGGGCACGAGCGGCAGGATGAACCACTCCAGGGCGTCCGGAACCGCCTCCAGCAGCAGCGCGTTGTTGTCGGCCGTCGAGGCGTCCGTGATCGCGAGCAGGACCACAGCCGAGAGGTAGAACCCGAGGACTCCGAGCTTGGTCTTCGGCTCCACCTTCGACGTGTCGGCGGGCTCGGGATTGATCGTGGTCATGTCGTCTCCTACTTGTAGCCGTACTTGGCCATCTCGCTGTACGTGTTGGGTCCGAGGACGCCATCCGCCACGAGCTTGGATCGGGACTGGAACTCCTTGACGACCTGGATCGTCACCGGCCCATACCGCTGGGCCGCGCGGTTCGCGTCGAGAGGGATCTTGCTGTAGACGGGGAACTTGGTGTTGAAGAAGTTCGCCACCTCCCAGACGTCCCCGCCCGTCATTCCCTCGACGAGGGTCCGTGCGCCGCCGATCGGATAGGTGGTGCCGGGGATGGGGTTGTTGTTGCGGAGTCGGTTCGCGACCACGCCAACCTTCGCGGCGTTGCCCTTGATCTCGAAGTGCATCTCGTCCGGGGTGCCGGTGAAGTTCCCGCCCCACTCGACGACGTTGTCGACCTCGGCCAGGATGCGCTTGATCTCGCGGACCTGGTCCGGGGTGAAGGTGCCCCGCTTACCGTTGGGGTGCCGAGTGGCGTTCGCGTCGCCCGCCGTCGCGCTCGCGTGGCACGAGAGGTTGTTGGCGTTCCGGTTCTGCCGGTAGTTGTAGCCCCAGTCGTCGGCGTCGTGCCAGCCCGGCTTCCAGATCGGCTCCACTCGATCGTGGAACTGCTGGAAGACGTAGGACAGGACGGTGTGGACGTCGCCGGTCCGCACGCCAGGAGCGAAGCTCTCGCCCGCGATGACGAGCGGGGTGATCCCGCCGAAGTCCTTGGGGTTGGGGCTGGCTGTCCAGCCGTTGTAGCTGGTCTCCATCTGGCTCCTCTCATGAGAGCAGGGGGCCAGCCCGAAGGCCAACCCCCTGCTCAGACTTCAGACGTCAGCGCTCGACGTCCGTGCCCTCGGTCTCGGTGACCGGGGCGTCGTCGGTCGGGGCCGACGTCTCGGGGGCCGCCGGACCCGCCGGGTTGGCGTTCGGGTCGACGGGGTTGCCGCTCTGATCCACCGGGAGGTGCGACGGCACCGCCGGGGTCAGCGAGTCGAGCCGCGCGGTGAGCCGGGACAGCTCCGTGGCGTCGGTCTCGTCCTCGGCCGCCTGCCAGGCCTCCACCTTCTCGATGGCCTTCTCCAGCGCCTCGCGGGCCGCCTTCTCCTTGGCTCCAGCCACTGTGTCCTCCATGTTCTGCTCCGCCCAAGACAGCATCGCGGCGATCGGCTTGCTGATCTGTACCGCGATCCATCCAACGACGAAGGCGATCCTTCGTGTCATGACGTCTCCTATTCTACCGGGGTCGCCCATCATCCTCCGTCCGGCACACAGGCCACGATCTCGACGAAATCTGCAGTGATGTCTGGCGCGGATCGAGCGAATGCCTGCTGCTCGGTTGTTCCCTCGGGGCAGGTCGGTCCCGCCGGTCCCACAGGACCAATCGGCCCAATCGGCCCAGGAACCGTCGAATCCGCCCCGTCCTCCCCGTCGGCCCCCTTCGGGCCGGGGACGATCGAATCCGCCCCGTCCTCCCCGTCGGCCCCCGGTTGACCAGCAGGACCCACGCAACGGGGGTCCGTAGGGAGGCAGGGAGCCCCGTCCCGCCCCGGCAGACCGGCCGCCCCGGCGGCGCCTCGGAATCGGTCCGAGGTCTCCATCCGGGCCAGAACGTTCAGGGTGACGGCGTCGATGATGGCGCCCTGATCGACGACCCCGCCCGGCGCTGCCTGTTCGACGACGGCCGGGATGTTGATCGGGGCCAGGCCTGCCTTCTCGCGCTCGATGTTGGTCGCCTCCAGAGAGGCCACGGTCGAGAACAGCAGCTCATCCCGCGCGGCGCCCGCCCCCACGTCCCGGCTCACGAAGTAGGTGAACACGTAGCCGCCAACCACAGCCAGAGCCAGGAGCGCGATCAGGACCCTCTGGCCCCGCTTCCGCTGGCTTTTCTCCAGGTCGAAGTCAGCCTGATTCGGCGCTTCGCTGAGGCCTTGCAGGTTCTCCCGAGCCTGGCCAAGGACCTCCTGAATTCTGGTCTCTGACAGGCGCTCGCTGTCGGTGGCGCCCCGCATCAGCGGGAGGTTGATGTACTCGGTTCCCAGATCGGTCGACTCGGGGGAGGAGGGGGTCTGTGTCTGCGCTTCCCCAGGCACCGCCTCCAGATGACTCCGTCGTGCGTGCGTACCGCTCACGAGGGTTCCCTGTTCTCTGTTCCAGAAGTTCTCGAAGTTGGTCCATCTGTTCTTGCAGGGAGCTTATCTGGCGTTCCATGACAGATATTGTCCCGGCCTGCATTCGCAGACGTTCGTCCTGCTTGTCGATGATCTCGCGATCTTCGGCCCGCCTCTTCCGAAGGTAGGCCAACTCATCGTTAGCTACATCCAAGAGGCTGTCTGTGGTCTGAACTACTTTGTTGTTGGAATCGTTGGCGTGATCGCGGTCTGTTCGCTTCTCCTGCCGACCCATCCAGTACTGTCTGGCGAGGTAGGCAAGAATGGCGAGAGCGAATCCTGCGGGCGTTGAAATCGCAGGATTCGAGATCAGGTCCGCGACCCCGCCGGGATCGGTCGCAACCGGCTCCACGGGCGGGGCGGCGATCACGTCGGAACTGCCGCTATGTAGCGCCTGGCGAATCCCGCCAGACCAGTCCCTCCGCCTCTTCGGTACATGGCGTTGGCGGTGTAGGTTGCCCCAGGAGTCAGCCCTCCGATCCGAGCGGTCAGCCCGACCTCGATTGAACCGTTGTCGTTGGACGGGTTGGTGAGCTGCCACTTCTCGACCGGGGCGACCTGCTGGGCCCCGCCCGAGGTCCGGACCTCGAAGCCCATGTTGGCGAGAGTCCCGGCTGTGGTTCCGACTAGGGCCGTCTTGATGCTGATGATCGCAGCCCCGGAGTCCGAGGCAATGAAGGCGGCGGACGGCCCGCCCGCGAGCGCACCGAATGCGGCTGCGGTGGTCTCGATGTAAGTGTCGATGTATCCGTCTGCCGAGATTCCGGGGTACTTGACGGTGCCGGTTCCGAGCTGCCCTATGATGACGTAGGACCCGCCAACCGGCATCATGACGACCCGAGTCCCCGGTGTCGGGGTGAAGCCGAGCGGAGTGTATGCCTTGGTGGAGACTACGGTCTCGCCGTCGAACACCACTCGGGCATTCCCGGTACCGCCGTAGTCCTGGTCAATCGTGGCCAGTCGAATCTGGCCTTCCTTGGCAACGTCGTTGGAGCTATCGAGATAGACCCCAACCGCGTCCATGAACCTATCGGGTGAGGTGACCATTAGACGCTCACCGTCCGACGGATCGAATGTGTCATTCCGGCCCCCTGGAGAAGGTCGAATGCCCACTTGGTCTCGTTCCACTTGCCGGTGATGGCGAGATCATCGTGGACTAGGTCGTACACGTCATTCGAGTCGTGGAACGGCATGAGGCCGGTGGCGAACTCGACGGACTCGAAGATATTGCCGTCTTCCTCGCGGTAGCGTTCCGCCTTCGCGTTCAGGAGGCCCTGGGTGGGGACATCCTCGTCTGTGATGACCCGAGTGATCGTGCGACCTCGGTTGACTGTGGAGGTCGGCGAACTCGGGTCGGTGTTGGTGATCTCCGCCCGGAGCGGGGTCGTCTCGGGGTTGCTCACGATCAGCACCCAGCGGTTCGGCACCCGGTAGAGATCCAACGTCTGCTCGATGTCCGGCAGGATCACAGACCTGACGTCTGTGGCGTACTCGAACTCCGACGTCCGGCTGCTGGGTATGACGTACGGAATCGCACGGGCGACTCCATTCCCGTCGAACCACAGCGAGGTGTAGTTGACCCGCCCCAGGAGGTCGGCGATGATCTGGTACTTGGTGGTTCCGGGCTCCCACTCGATCGCCGTCGTCGTCACAGCGGCATTCGCGGGAATGTTCCATGATACGATGCCGGGCGTGTTCGTCAGCACCTCGATCACCGCAGCGATGATGTTCTGGTTGTTGCCGACGTAGTACCGGCCGCTGACGGTGTCCTCCTGGAGGACCATCGTGGCGTCGTATGCGTCGATGTCTCGGGTGACGACTCCGGAGATGTCGGCCTTCCGGGTCGGCGTCGTCATGAGGAAGACTCCAAGCGGCCATTCGGCATAGCCGCCATCCGACATCTTGATCCCCGCCCAGGGCTTGATTCGCTGGGTCAGGAAGTTGATGTCGCCACGATCCTGGATGGTGAACTTCGCCGTCCGCTTGATCTCGGCAAGGAAGTCCTGCTCCACATGCCCGGCGGCCACATTGGTTAGCTGACGAACGAGCACATTGGCCGACGAGAGCAGCTCATAGCGAAATCGCCACTCCCGTCGGCCCCGAATTCCACGGAGCGCATACAGAACATCAGCGGCTGTGTAGCCGTTGACAGCCAAAGACTGCACCGCTCCGCTCCCTCTTAGTCCTCGATGCCCGGAAGGGCCTCATCGTAGTCGACCCTGTTCAACAAGAAGGATACCTCGTATCCGCCCTGGTCCAGGTCTGTCATCGTCCAGTCCGTCGGGATCGCGAACAGCTTCCGGCCCCGCCCGTCGCGGAACAGGACGACCTCGGCATCTTGGCCAATTTCTCGAGCCCTGGCCACCTTGGCCGCGACGTCTCCATCCTCACGGATGATCTGGGAGGTGATCTGGATGGACTCAGCCCGAGCCTCTCCAACGTCGTACACCGGGTACTGCCGGCCGACGAACTGGAGCGAGGTCTTGGCCCGATCTCGCGATTCCTGGCGTCCGACACCGCCATAGGGGAGGCGGAGTGTCGCGCCGGGGTTGGCCGGGGGATGGATCCAGGCTCCGCTGAAGCTCGTGGACTGGACCTCGGAGTTGGACCACTCGGACGCAGTCCCCTCGGGGTCCGGCGGGGCAGGCGGAGCCACCGGAGTTCCCGGATCGACACCAGCCGGAGCAACACCAACGATGACGTCGTCGGTCCCCGAACCCACCGCGTTGGTGGCGGTGTAGCGCAGGGTGTACGAGCCAATCACCGTCGGGGTCCAGGACAAGGCTGCCGCTGTGCCGATGGTCGAACCGACTCCAGTTGGCCCAGCCACAATCGTCCAGGCGCGGGAGGTGATCGTCGAGCCGTTGTTGTTCTCGGTCGCGGTCCGGTTGAAGGCGGTGTTGACGACGTGCGCGGCGTCGGCGCCCGAATCGACGCTCGGGGCAGCCGTCGCAGAGGTCCGACGGATCGCGAACATCACGCCGCCGAAGCCATACGTGTACGGCTCGTTGGCGGCTGCCGCAGTCTTCAACTGCGCGGTCCGGACGCCGGTCGCCGAAGTCGTGACGGCCTTGGAGTAGGCGAACCGGGCTTCCTGGAAGTTGTTGCCGGCGTGCACCGGCATGTGCTCGGCGAACCAGGCCTGAACCGGGTCGATCATCGGTCCCGGACCCCAAGCCTCGGGATTGAACTGGATCACGCCCCAGAACGAACACAGGTAACCCGTCGCGTCGGTCGAGGTGACCGACGGGAGGGAGATGAGGCCCCCGCCCGCGTTGCCCTGGGCCTGTCCGCCGGACGTCACGCCCGAGCAGACCGTGTGCTCCCCCTGGCAGGTGACCGCGAGCCCGGCGCTGTCGGAGGCGCCGGGGACCGGGAGGACGATCGAGCGCGCCCCGGTCGGTTGCCCCGCCTTGACGATCCCCCGCCAGATGACGATGTTGACGTTGCCGAACTTGACGTTGGAGACGGCAGCGGCGTCCCAGGTTACCCCGGCGTCGACCGGGGCCACCATGTCCGTCGTCAAGGCGTAGTTCGTCGTCAGCAGCGTGAAGATCGTGTCCCCGGCTGCTGTTGTGGCGGGGGTTGCGACCGTGAGGTCGTCGGTCTGCGATGGGGCGAGCGTTACGCCCCGGATTGCCGGCTCAGCCATTACTCACTCCCTCAGAAGTCGTATTCGCGGTAGAACGCAATGTCGAACGTCGCCTCGCGAAGTCCGCCATCCCCGGTGAAGTTGTCGAGCTGCGCGACGTAATGGCCGATCGGCATTGCCTGGATCGCCGAGCGCGTTCCGGGAATCGCCCCGCCCGACTCGGTGTACCAGAGTTCTCCGTCCACCCAGCACTTGACGTGGTTCTCGGTCCACTCGAATGCGAAGTTGTGGAACTGCGTCATGTCGACGCCGTTCTTGATGTTGTGCTCCTGCTGAATGGCGACGTTCGACGGGTGCGGGTAGTGGATGTACGCCTCGGCGTTCTGCGCGTCGGGGTCGGTGTACTCCACGAAGTCGTACTCACCGCGAACCGGCCAGTCGTACGGGGGCTCCTGCGGCCAGATGATGTGCAGGACGTGGTACTTCCCGCCCGTTGTCCCGATGTTCCGGGAGCGGGACCGCACCTCCCATCGGCCGTACTGCCGGTCCCGCTTCGCCTGGACCCAGCCGGTGTCGCCGTTCGGGTAGCCGTGCAGCGTCATCATGCCGTTGCCGACTGTGGTGCAGTAGGCGACGCGGCGACCGTTGCCGTTGTGGCCGTCCATGCCCTCGACCGGGGCGTTGTTCCACTTCGCCGGGTTGGGGGCTCCGGTGTAGCCGAACTCGTCGGACCACGTCGCGTTCGGAGTGCCCCAGTTGAGCAGGCTCGCCGCCGTAATGCCGTCCTCGCCGATCCCGCCGCCACCGGGGTTGCCGGGGTTGCCGGGCTCCTCAGCGCCGTAGCCCGCCGCAATCGCGCGAGCCTTGTAGACGTACTGCTGCTTGCTGGCCACGGTGTAGTCGTCGAAGGTCCCGCTCGGCGCGCACAGCCCGATCACCTTGAAGGTGGAGTCGGCAGCGCCGAACTCCTTGCGGGCGATCTGGTTGGCGAGCGTCGCGGGCGCCTCCCCGATGGCGGGCGGGTTCGTGCAGCGGACCCGGATGAACCCGGACTGCTTCTCTGTGGTGATGGTCGGAGCGAGCGGGTTGTCGTAGTCCGGGAGCACGAGCCGGATGCCCGCCCCGGAGGTCTGGCCGTTGGAGTCGAGGACGGTCACCTCGATCCGGTACCGGACGTCACTCCACAGGTTCGTCAGCTGTCGCTCGGTCGCCGTCGAGGACACGAGCGCCGTGTCGGAGTGCAGGACGTTCGAGGTGTCGTTGTAGACCCGGACCCGGTAGCCGTTCTGCGTGATGGCCGGGTTGGTGTTCGTGTAGGTCCACTTGATCAGCAGGCTCTTGCTCGCGAGCGACTCCAGGTCCGTCGCGGGCTGGGTGATGACGACCGACCCGCCCGTCCCGGAGGTCGTGAACGCGACCCACGCGGACCACTGGCCCTCGGCGTCCACCGAGTCATAGGCCCGGATACGCATCTGGTAGCTGGTGTCGTTGGAGAGCGTGTTCGAGGGGATCACCCTCTGGTACTGCGCGCCGCTGACCTGTGTTGGCGCGACCTTGCCGGAGTCGTAGACTGTCGCGCCGGTCGAGACCCGGCGCACCTGGATCTGCGCGCTCGTGGGGTAGTCGCCGCCGTCCGCGTCGTTGTACTGGAACGTGACGGTCTTGGCCACCGTGGCGTTGTAGGACCCGATGCCGATGTTCGTCACCGGACCGGGGGCCGTGTTCATTGACGTGTCGCGGAGCGAGATGAGCGCGACCGGCGCGCCTCCGCCGTCCTGCATCGCGACATCCACGATTACGCACTTGGTGTTGATCTTCTGCCGGGGGACGCGGATGGACTCGATCGAGGAACCGGACGGCCCGAGCGGGGTCGGCGTGAACTGGAAGCTGGCGTCCAGTTCGTTCGTGAACAGGTTCCAGCGGACCTTCCGGATCAGCCGCGAGTTGTTCGCGTCCCGGTAGTACACCCACAGCCAGTTCGTGAAGACCGAGTCCCGCACGATGTCCCAGGCCTGCGACCTCTGCAGCACCTCGCGACTCGGGAAGCCGGTCAGGCCCTGCTGGGTGAGGTCGATCTGCTGGAAGATCGTGTCGTTGGACTTGAGGTAGACGCCGATGTGGCCGTGCCGAGCGATCGCGTAGTAGTTCGGCGAGTCCCCCATGTGGGGCAGCCGGATCTTCGCGTCCGGATCGTGCGGCGAGTTCGTCGAGAAGGACCCCGAGACGAACGACGGGGTGCCGAGCGACGCCTGCGCCGTGGGGACGGACGCCTTTCCGACGGCGGACCGCTCCAGGTCCGATCCGTTGCCCGCCTGGATGAAGGAAGCCACGCGGATCTCCGAGCCGTCCGCGATCGCATCGAGCCCGGTCCCCGACGAGTTCATCGGGCGCCACGTCGCCCCCGTCGACAAGATGTCGGCGTACTTGGAGTAGGCGTACCGCGTCCCGCCCCCGAACAAGTAGTCCAGGTTCATGTTGGAGATGCCGAGCTGGTTCTTGCCCCACTGGCCGTCTCGGTGCGAGTGGAAGACGACCAGCTGGCCCAGGGAGGACCGGTCCGAGTTCGGGAACCAGCACGCCTGGAAGTTGTTCGGCAGGGCTCGGTGGGTCTGGTAGGTGCCGAGCGTGTTGTCGCCCATCGTCGTCGGCGTCCAGTACTGCCAGGAGAAGTTCCCCAGGTTCTTGTAGCCGTTGACGTTCCAGTACTTGACCCCGGAGTTGTGGTTGCCCTGGAGAGCCCCGCGCATCCCGACGACATAGATGTTGTCGGCGTCGTCGCGAGTGATGGAGAAGGTCTGGTACCCGGCGCCAACCTGGTAGTACTGGGAGTGCTCGCCGACGGTTGTCGGGAGCTTGTGAATGAGGGTCGGCGACGTCTGGTGCGGACGCTGGTAGTAGAGCCGCACCCCGCCCGCGAGGTCGTTGCGGAGGAAGACCGCCGTTCCGTCGGACAGCTGGATCGAGCTGCCGCCGACCGCGTTGAGCGCGTGCCGCTTCTGGGTCCGGAGGATGACGGTCGGCTTGCGGTTGGTCTCGATCTCCCGGTTGGCCGGGTTGATCCAGAGCAGCCGGAACGTCGTCCCGCCGGGGAAGTCCCGGAGGCTCGTGAAGGTCGTGAACAGCTCCTGCTGCGCGACGCCAGCCGTCAGGTTGGCCTTCACGTTGAGCAGGAACTGCTCCCCGCCCGCTTCGAGCAGGTTCGCCGTCGAGGGATCGAGCTGGATCTGGTAGTACTCGTAGTCGTACAGGAAGTTGTCCCGTAGCGGCTCCATGTCTCGCCAGGAGCCCGACCCGAGCGGGAAGGTCGTCGGGGAGGACCAACCCTGCAGCGAGTCGTCGCCCGAGACGTTGTACTGCGACCCGAACAGCGACAGGCGCAGGCTCGCGCTCACCAGCTCCTCGTTGGAGTAGACCTGGAAGCCCTTCTCCGGCAGGAACTCCGCCCAGCTCTGGAACAGGCGGAGCACGTGCGCGCCGGGCGCCTCCCCCATGAACCCGCCGACGGCCATCTTCTGGCCGCTGATCGGGTCGGAGCCGGGATCGGTCGTGACGTCGGTCCCGTTCCGTGCCTTCCGCATGAAGACGATCGGCGTGCCACTCCAGGGGCTGTCCGGATAGGACTCCGTCCCAACCGACTGGAGGGAGCCATCGTTCAGCTCCGCGATTGTCAGTACGACTGCCATCAGGTTGCCTTCCCGGCCCGAGCGGTCTGCTCGACCTTTCCAAAGAACTCGCTAACCGACTTCATCTCCGCCACGGTCTTGGCGTCTATCGTGACCGAGACCGGCCCGGTGATTGTGGTTGTCGGCTGCCCGCCCGTCGCCTCGTTCTTGCCCTTGCCCCAGGTGATCTGGTTGAAACCAGGCGGGATTGCCTGGATCGCGGCCTTGGTTCCGTTCCCGACTGCAGCCTTGTCCTTGGCGTAGGACATGTTCACCGCGCCCTTGATCGAGATCATGTCCTTGTCGATGGCGGACTTGACCGCGTCGCTCATCTTAAGCGCGGAGGTCACGACGGTTTTGGTGTTGTCGGCGATACCGTTCGCCAGACCGTCGACAACCATCTCGCCGAGCCACGCCATCAGCTTCGACGGGCTCGCGACCCCGAAGAAGTCCTTGACGGCGTTCCAGGCTGCCGTCGCCTTCTCCATAAGGAAGTCCTTGATCCGGTTGCCGAGAGCAGCCAGACCATTCATCAGGCCGTTCACCATGTTCCGGCCGAGATCGGCCAGACGCCCCGGAAGGGACTGGAGGAATCCCATTACCTTGCCGGGCAACTCCTGGAAGAACCGGATGACCTCGTCGACCTTCGCCTTGATGACGGCGGAGAAGATCATCATGTAGGCGCGGATTCGCGCGACGAGGTTGTTCCACCAAGTCAAGATGCTGTTGATGAACTCGGAAATCTTGGAGATCACCCAGGTAGTGAACTCCTTCACTGGGTTGATGACGTTCTCCATCACCCAGTTCCAGGCGGCCTCGGTCGCGGCGACGACCGTGTCCCAGTTGGCGATGATGAGCGCGACGAGCGCGATCACCGCCGCAATCACCCAGCCGATCGGGCCGAGCGCGATGAACCAGGCAGCCGCCATCCGCGCCGCGTTGACGAGCGACTGGACACCCATCAGCACCCAGCCCGCGACAACCGTAGCCGTCGTCACCGCCCAGCTCGCGATCATCCCGGCCGTCGTGATCGCAGTCTGGACCAGCCAGGTTGTCGCGACTCGAATTGCGTTCGTCGTGGCGGCGAGCGCGATAGCCGCGTAGTGCAACCCGACCGCCAGGGCCATCCGCGCGTTCTGTGCGATGACCTGGGCGACGTAGAGCGTCGTCTGTGCGATCCAGACGGCGGCCGTCTTGATGGCGTTCGCCGTAGCCGCCAACGCGATGCCCGCGTAGTGGAGCCCGAGCGCGAGCGCCATCCGGGCGTTCTGCAGGATCACCTGCGTCGCCATCAAGGTCGACTGCGCGATCCACACTGCCGCAGTCTTGATCGCGTTCAGGGTCGCCGCCGCTGCGATACGGAGGTAGTGCGCGGCGACCGCGACCGCCATCCGGAGGTTCTGGGCGATGACGGCGGCGACATACCGCAGCGTCTCCGTGATCCAGATGACCGCGATCTGCGCGGCCTTGGATGCCGCCTGGATCCCCATCATGACCCAGCCAGCGACCACCCGCGCGATTCCGACGATCCAGGCGGCCACGATCTTCGCGACGTTGGCGATTGTAGTCGCCGCCATCACGACGTGGCCCCAGATCCATCGGGCGACGCCGACGACCACCTGCTTGATGAGGGTGCCGATGAACTTGAGCACCATCAGCTCGCCCGAGCGGAGGTTGCCCGTGAACAGGCGGGCCGCGAATCCGGCAACCGCAAACACAGTCTTGACCGTGTCGAGCCCGACCTTGAGGAGGAAGATCGCCCCTGTGAAAATCTTGGCGGCAACGAACAGTCCGGCCAGGACAACCGCGAAGCTCACCATTCCAGAGAAGATGTATCCCAGGAGCGGCGCGATCGGGGTGAGCGCTGTCCCAAGCGCAATGAACACCGGGGACAGGACCTTGATGCCGGAGATGATTCCGTCGATCAGCCCGCCCGACATTGTCTGGGCGATTGGGGCGAACTTCTCCAGAGCGGGCAGGACGTACTGGACGAAAGCGTCGCCGAGCTTCTTGGCGTTCTCGGCGAACTTGTCGAAGTACGAACCAATCAAGCCAAGGATTCGAGAGCCCTCGGCGGACTTCAGGAACTCGTTGAACTTGGTCGTCATGTCGGCGACCTTCGACAGGAACGATTCCTGCTCGCCGCCATTCAGGCCCGAGAAGATCGTCGTCAGCGCCGTGCCGACGTTCTTGACGATCGTCCAGAGATCCTTAAATGCCTGGATGCCCTCCAGGATCCAGGTCTTGATCTTCGCGGTGCCCTCGGCGGAGTACACGAAGTCCCGGAACTTGTCCGCTGCGGCGCCCGCCCCGCCCGTGAGGCCGAGCAGAACCTCAGACCCAATCTCGCCAATCTTCATCAGAGCGGCAAAGATGGGCTCGATCGCGCGGAGCAGGTTGTTCAGAACGCCCGCCGAGTTTCCGAGGAAACTGGCGATCGTGTTCTTGCCCTGGAGCGAGTTCATGAATCCGGTGACCTCGCGGGCCGTCCGGTTCATGTCGCCGGCAACTGTAGTCAGCTGCGTCTTCAGGATCGGCAGGTAGTTCTTGCCGAGGGCCTGGATCTCCTTGCCCAGGTTCTTGAACAGGCTCTCCTGGACTGCCTTCTGGAGTTCCTTGAGCCCCTTCTCCTTGATGTCGCGGAGGGCGATGGCGGCTTCCCGCGCGGCGGGAGTCAGCTTCTTGATGGCCTCGGCGAACTTCGCCGGGTCCTCCGTCGCCTTCATCGCGTCGCCGAAGCCCTGGACGCCGAGCTTGATCGCGCCGAAGGCGAGGACGGCCGGTCCGATCGCGGCCGGGGCGAGCCCGATGAGACCGGAGAGCTGCTGGATGGCCTGGGCGAGTCCGGCGACGAGGTGAATCGCACCAGCCGCAGCGGCACCCACGCCGCCGATCAGCCCGAGCCACTTGGCGACCTGCTTGACGAACTTGAGCTGCTGGAGCGTGAAGACGAGGGAGAGCGCCGCTCCGGAGACTGCGTGAATTGGGCCGCCGAGCTTGTTCAGCACGCCGCCGAACTGGTCGAGACCCTTGGTGATTGTGCCGATGACGGCGAACTGCCGGGTGGAGCGGGCAAGGATGCCGAAGCTCCCGCCCAGCAGCGTCAGCGCGGCGGAGAGTTGGATGCAGCGCTGGATGACGGACGGGAAGTTCTTGGCTTCCTCGGGGATAACGCCCATCGTGAGCGCGAGGGAGCGGAGGATGTTGGTTGGGCCCTTGAGGCCCGCTAGCGTCATACCCTGCCGGGAGAGCATGCCGGTCGTGAACGCGACGGCGCCCGACAGAACACCGAAGGTCTGCGCCAGTTCTTGGATCGTGTTGTCGATCGCGTTGGCGTTGTCTACGATGCGCTGCCGGGCGCTAGCCATACCGGCGCCCCAGTCACGCATGTGACCGAGGATGGTGCCTGTGGCGTCACCGAACTTCTTGGTTAGTTGTCCGAAGTCGATCGCGGCGAGCTGCTGCCGGATGCCGACGGACTCGCGCTGGACCTGGGCAGACATCCCGCCCAGGTTCACGTCCTTCGCGGCCGTCCCCATCGCCTGGGCGTCGCGGGTGAACCTCGCGCGGAGCGCCGAGAACTGGTCCATCAGCGCCCGCGCGCGGGACTTCACATTGTCGAGATCCTTGGCGGCCTGACCGGTGCCCTTGTCCTTGTAGTCGACGACAATCTTGCCGTGCGCCGTTCCGAGATCATAGTCGGCCATCCGACAGGGCTCCTATCCTGACGCGGGGTCTCGATATCTGGCGGCTCCCTCCGAGCGCAACCACCTATTCAGAACCATCTGGGCCGCCATTTGTGCGCCCTTCTCCGACTTCTTCCGGGATTGTGCCTTCTCAATCTCGGACTCGATCTGCGAGCCGACATTGTAGATTGCACGGTCGAAGTAGAACGACGTGACCGGGTGGCGGAACCCGGCTAGCTCACTCGGCCTCTGACTCAGATCCTTCGCCATCTTCCACAGCGTCCACAGGCGACTTGGACTGCTCGCGAAACCTGGCCATCTCCTCGCTGTCCATCCCCTCCATTGCCCAGGCGAGAATGTGCATCTGGTCCATCATCGGGATGGCGTCGGTGTAGACGACCCCATCCTCTCGATCGGCCGGATCACGAGTCACCCAGTCGCCCGAATCGTCCTGGACCAGGGACGACTGGATCGAGGGCTTGATGACGATCTCGGGGAGCATGAGCGCCATGATTCGACCCATGGCCTTCATCTCGTCCTTGTTCCCGAGCATGGCCTTGGTGGCCGCCTCTTTGGCGGCCTTCTCCTGCGCCTTGGTCATCTTCTTGGCCGGGCGGGAGGACTTCCCGGCGGGGAGCGCGGGCTTGCCCTTGGCGGGCTGGGTGACGTTGGCGTCGACAGCGGGGGCGATGGCGTCGAACTCGTCCATCAACCCCGCGCTGACGATCGCACTCATGTCGATCCGCTTCGCCAACACCAACGCACCACTCGGGCACGTCAGGTCGGAATACGGAGAGCCGCCCCACGCGGGGGCGCTGTACTCGGTCTGAGCTGGCATCCTTGTGCTCCTTCGCTCTGGTTGTTAGACCGGGGACGACTACGGGGTGTCGTTGTCCTCGGGGTCGGGCAGAACCGCCGCGCCGATCGCGACGGCCGTCTGGTTGTGGACGAGGTCGTACAGGATGTCGTCGCCCTCGCCGTCCTCCAGGAGGGGGAGCGCCTGGCCGGACCCGGAGGTCAGGAAGAACTCGCCATCGGCGAACTCGCCCTCCAGCTCCTCGGTGACGCGGCAGCGGTACAGGATGCCGTGGATATCACCGCCCGAGTCCGAGATGGCCTGGCCCTCGGTGTAGAACCACGGCCGAGCGTCCCGCCCGCACTTCCTGTAGATGCGCTTCACGTTGGGGGTGGTGCCGGACTCGATGATCTTGCCGCCGGACATCACCTTCCAGACGTCGAGCGACAGACCGCCGGACTCCACCTCCCACTCGACGATCGCACCGCGACCACGCGTGGTCACGACCCGGTCGTCACCGCGCAGCTCCTCGAACTCCTCTGTCTCAGAGAAGCTCAGGGTCCGCGCGTTGGGGAGGTCGACGCTGGTGCCGGCGAGCGTGCTACCGCCGGCATCCGTGTACGGCGTCAGCTTGACGTCCCGGAGCCCGTACGGCAGCGCCGTGGGGATCGGTGTGGTCATTCCTTCTCCTTCATCGGGTTCTTGTACTTCCGGGTCTCGATCAGCTTACCGGTGTGTAGATCGAACCGGTGAAGCACCACAACCCCCGGCTCTGCGCCGCAACGACTCGACCGGCACTTGACCTCCAGGACGTTCCCATCCACGACGCCAAACAGAATCGAGTTGTCGCAACGAAGTTCCATCACGCCGTGCTGACGATCTCGTCTCGCGGCTTCGGCGACGGCTTGGGATCGTCGTCCTCCATGAGAACCGCGAATCGGTCGTCCTCCGCACGGAAGTACCGAATGGCGTCGTCGGTGAACTTGTCACCAAGAACGGTCATCCCATTCAGCGCATCCCACTGGACTGTCGCCTGGCCGAATACCTTGGCCACCTTCCAGTCCGCCTCGGTGATGCGGCAGGTCGTCGCCACACCGAGATACTTCACGCACTTGACCTTCTCGGCCATGGGGACCTCCTCTCGTATGGTCTTATTCTATCCGATTGCTAGCTTGCGACGACCTTGTAGGCACAGTTCTTGGTAATGGTCTTGTAGCCCTCGTCGTTCAGGTTCGCCGACATCCCTTGGTACGTAACCTGGTCCAGGGTTCCGTCGGCCCCGTCAACTCCAGTCGCCGCCATCAGGAGTTCCGTCACCCGCTCCAAGACCTTTCGCAGAACCAGGAAATCCCGCGAGGTCTCGCGGTCCTGATGGGCCCACACGGTCAACTGCTCCGAGCGGCCGAACTGGTTGAAGACTGTGGTCTCCTCCTCCCACCGCAGGATCAAGAACGGGCCGCCCCCGCGCGGCGGAGTGTCGAGCGCCTGCGCGTCCCAGACGCGGTTGGCGTTGATCCCGTACACGTTGTACAGGGCCTCGTCGGTCGTCAGCAGAGTGAAGACTGCGGCCTGCGCACTCACATTCGCTCCCATAGTCCATCCAGGAGCAGAGTCAGCTCCCGGCTCGCCTGCCGCAGCGCGGGCAGGATGATCTGGTACTTGCCGGAATTGGCGACTTCGAGCCAGATTCCGTACGACACTGCGTGCGCCAGAATGAGCTCGAATCTACTCCGCCCGTGCGCCGTGACAGCGTGGAGGCCGGTGCGCGCCGCTGCGGTCTGATCAGTCCAAGGCGCATTGCTCTTCATCCATCCTGTAGACCGGGCGGCCTGGAACGAGAACGCAGCGCGAATGGCGAGAATGGTCTTGTCGTCCAGCTCCGCCAACTCGCGCTGAATGTTGCGGTCGTCCCAGTCCATCCGGATGTCCATGCTACCCGCCCGTCAGAGCGTCGCCGTGCGCCTCGACGACCGCACGGAGTTCGTAGCCGTTCCGGGGGATGATCGCGGTGACCTCCCAGCGCTGGCCGCGCTCGTCGTTCCAGAAGTCGCCGGTCTGCACGTCGGCGTCCCACTCGCCAAGCAACACGTACTCCACGCGCCGCTCGGTCCCGTCTTCGGTCCGCTGCTCGATCGAGCCCCCGGCGGGGCTCTGCATGATGAGCTTGAAGGTCTGCAACGGGGTCTGAGCTGCTCCCTGCCGCTTGATTCCGCCTCCGGGCGTCCGAACCGACCCCGAGCGGGTCAGCGACAGGGAGATGGGGTCTGCCTCGATGAACGCCTTGGTGTTGAGACGGTTGATCCACAGCTCCGCCGACCGGTCATCCGGCGTCGCGACGGGCGGCGCCGGGGTCTCGGGCGAACTCGGGATGTACACCATGTCAGATCCTCACGATGGCGCCGTTGCGAGCCCGCCCCTCGGTCGCCACCTCTTCCTCGGTCTCCTCGGCGTCCGCGAGCGCACCCCACTTCTCCGCGAGCGCGCTCATCCGGGCGTAGATCGCATCGTTCCCGCGCGACGACCCGGACTCCGAGATGTTGACGAGCGTGATCACGTTCTGCGCGCGCTTGGCCCAGTAGACCGCGATGATGCGGGTGGGCGTCTGACCCACGACGTCCAGGCGCCGCACGATCTCGACCTCCCCGAATCCGTACGCGGTCGCGTCGTCCTCGATGTTGTCCTTGACCTTGGCGATGTCAATGGGATCTGCCATGATTCCTCCTATGCCGCGAGTACGTGATGATAGCGGCCCGGCTCCATCGGGGAAGGCGGGATGTCGGCGAATGCGTACACGTCCATCATTGCCTGCAGTCCGGTCTCGACTGCTCCAAGCGTATTGGAGTAGGTCAGGTTACCGGACGACGGGGACGGCGAGCCAGAAGCCAGCGCGGTATCCCAGCAAGCCATTGATATGTTGTAGCCGTTGCCCGAGATGAAGGATGCCGGGCTCGCGGTCAGTGCGGCGAATGTGCTTCCGGGCTGCGACACGACCGGAGCAGAGATTGCCGTGTTGTCGCGAGTCGACGTGATGAGGAGCAGTCGGTCCTTGGTGTAGAAGGCCGGATTGGTCCAGGTGACCGACGGGTTGTTGACGGCGGTGGCCCAGTTGTCCCGATACCACCAGTCCGCGCTCCACGTCACGTTCGCCCGCCCGGCTTCGGCGCGGTAGGCGACAATCGTCGCCAGGATGACGCGCTGAGCACTGTTAGTGCCGCTGGCGAACGACGCGATTGTCGGCGCGCTCATGCCTGCGGTCGCGAGCTTCTTGAACACGGTCAGGCGCGTCCGGCCCGTGCCCTCGGCGAAGCTCTCGGATGCGGCCGTGTTCCAGAACGTGAAGTGTCGCTCCCACCCTGCGGGCGTGTCCGGGATAACGACCTGGCCCGTGTCCTCCCGCCCGGCGGTCGCGACGGACGGGCTCTTGTTGGCGACGATGCAGTACAGCATGTCGTCGGCGGCCCACCCGGTCGGCATGTTCGGGACGACCGATGCGCCCGCGCCCGAGCTGACGGTTGCGCCCGCGCCGACGCGGGTGATGTTGATCTGCTCCTGCTGGACGGGCTCGGTTGTGCTGGCGGACTTGAGCACGAGCGAGACGCCCCGCCCCGGCGAGCCGTTCGCGTTCCCGGCCGTCGAGGTCGCGGCGACCCCGTTGGAGTTCCCGGCGCCCATCGCGAGCGTCGCGGTCCCCATCGACATCCACTCACCCGAGGAGTCACACTGTTCCGTGTGCCCGGCGGGCGGCGTCCAGACAGGCGTGCCGGTCTTGGCCGCGTCATACCAGTACTTGTGATAGAAGCGGACCACGAGCGAGTCCGCTTCCGGCACCGTCACGTCCGGGCATTCGACCGTCAGGTCTCGGGTCGCCTGGTTTGTACGAGTCGGAGCGACCGACGGAACGATGTCCGCGCCGGGCACCTTAATCATGTTGACCTGGAAGGAACCGGCGGCCCCGCCATTCTGCTGGAATGTGTAGACGGTCGGATCGCCCGTCTGCCACTTCTTCATCAGGACGGCAGAGAGTCCCGTGTCTCCATCGCCCGTAGCCTCCCGAGGGAAAGTGGCTACGGCCGCAAACCCGCCATTGCCCGTGATTGCGGTGGCCGTGACGTTGTCCTGCGTCAGTCCCGCGTATGCGACGAGGATGTCGCCGTCTGCCGTTCCGGTCGGAACGGTAACGTCGCGTTCCGTAACGTTCTGGCCCGACGCCATATCCGCCGTCGAGCCAGCAACCGCACCGAGCGGCATCAGGTCGCGCTAACCGTGCAAGACGCCAGGATCCAGGCGCCAATTCCGGACTCGTACTCCATCGTCGCCAGCATGACCTGTCCGGCGGGGATCGCGACGGTGCGGGAGGTGATGCCCGTCGAGGTCCGGACGGCGGCCGGGAAGACGAAGTTGCGAGTGGCGGTGACGGCCCGAGCGACGACACGGAGGATCTGGCCGTCGACCGGGTTGGAGATCGTGTTCAGGCCCGAGTCGTGGTTCAGGATGAACTTCAACCGGAGCGGAGCCCCGGCCGCGCCGTTCGCATCTACGTTGTAAGTTCCCGCGCTGGCGGTTGTGTTCTCGGACAGAGCCGTCATCACGCGCGGGAGCCGCAGCGCATTCAGCGTCCCGACCGAGACGTCCGCCGCGTCGTGTGCGTGGGACGCTAGCTCAGCGAGCGGCTGCTTGCCGGACACGAGCGAGCCAACGCCGTTCGATGCGCCCCGCGCGGTGGCGAGCATCTTCGCGTCGAGTTCCGCCTGGAGCCCGGTTACGTTGGAGACGGCGTGCGTGTGCCCGGTTGCGGACTTCGCGTCCAGAGCCGCCTGCAGGCCGGTCACGTCCGAGACGACGTGGCCGTGGGACGTGTTAGCCTTGCCCGCGAGCCCGGAGGTGACGTCTGCCGCCTCCGCCAGGCCCGTCACCGGGCCAGTCCGCCCGTTCACGGACGAGACCGGAGACGCCGGGTACGTCATCGCCCGCCAGTTGGCGAGGGTGGACGACGGCTCCGCGATGAGCTGGTAGTCGACGCCCAGGTCCGTCCGCGACGCCCAGTCCCCTCGTTGCCCCGAGAGCGCGAGCATAGCCGCCTGACTCCCGACGGCGCCTAGGAACTCCGTTAGAGCGATAGCGGGCAGCTGAGCCTGCGGGAGCTTGCCTCCTGAGTCGAGGGAGGCCGGGCCGTTCGCCTGTCCGAGGGTGGACGCGGCGATGTAGCCTGTGAGGGCGTCGGTCCCGCCCGGCACGTGCGACGCGGCGTGCGCGAGTGGCGTTCGTGCATCCGTCAACCGCGCGTCGTCCCGGCGGACCGGGTGGGTGACGAGGTTGCCGACGGGCACGGCCGGGGCGGTCCCGAACGTCTTGGCGCCGTTGATGGTCTCGGCGCCGGTGTTGTGGACGACGGCGCTGTCGGCCGCCTTCGCGTCGAGCGCCGCCTGGAGACTGGTGACGTCTGCGATCGCGTGCGTGTGCACCGTGTTGGCCTTGCCGGTGATCGCGGTTGCGACCTCGGCAGCGGTCATGTACTGCGGGTGCGGATCGGCTGCGGCCTCGTGCGGGCCGATCGGTGCGTCTGAACCGGCTGGCCCCTGTGGGCCGCGCAAGTTCCCTACAGGAGTCCACCCCATGGCTCAGTCCAGCCGGTAGACCTGGCCGTCGGCCAAGTCGATGTAGTGGTCGCCGAGAACCTGCCCGGAGACCGTGCCGGGTGCGCCGGTACCAGAGGTGACGCGGTTGCCTCGCGGTCCCTGGGTACCGGTCGTGCCCTGGATGCCCTGGATACCTTGGATGCCCTGGTCGCCCTGGTCCCCCTTGTCACCCTTGACGCCCTGGATACCCTGGTTGCCCTGCGGACCCTGGGGGCCGTCGTCGCCAGTGACACCCTGGATACCCTGGATACCCTGGGGACCCTGCGGCCCCCGGAACTCGACACCCGAGCCGTTCGGCGGGAACGCCGTCCCGGACCAGATGTAGAGCTTGCCGTCCGCGTTGACGAGGTACCCGTCACCCGCATCGCCCGCGCCGAGCCCGCTCGGCAGGTTCGCGTACGTCGCGACGGAGCCCGCGATCTCGATACCGGCGCCGTCCTCGCCAGCAGGACCATCCGCACCCGCCGGGCCGGTCGGACCGGTCGCACCCTGGACTCCCTGGATGCCCTGAGGCCCCTGCTCGCCCTGTTCGCCGGGGATACCCTGGATACCCTGGATACCCTGATCACCGGTGTCGCCCTTGTCACCCTTCGGACCCTTGACGGATCCAACTACAACCCAAGGCATTGCTACTCCTTAGCGCAGCTGGTACAGGATACCAGTCTCGTTGTCGTGGTACATGTCGCCGGGTCCAGAGCCGAGCACAACGCCCGGAACTCCCTCGCCGTTGAACCAGTCCACAATCGGATGGTCGGATGTGCCGCCGCCACCAACGCCGATCGCCGGGTCTTCCGGATGAATGGGCACGAGCACCGAGATCACTCGACCATTGATGAAGAGTCCGTACCCGCCCGGCTCCGCGAAAAATGCCAGGTTGCCGTACTCATCGGTCGCCGTCGGATTGGACGCGAACTCGGTCTTGGTCTTGTCGGTGAAGAGGGACGCAACCGATCCATCGCTGTTCAGAACGGTCGCGCTCACGTTGCGCGCCGGACGACCGTCCGGCAGCTCGAATCCTTCGGGGCCGTACAGCCCCGCCAGTGTGGTTGCCATGTGCCCTCCCTACACAAAGGCGGGGCTGACCGTTGCCAGCCAGCCCCGCCCGTTGATGATCGGTCAGTCCGTCTCGGGACCGGCCTCGATGAGCCGCTTCTGGAGTTCGGCCTTGTTGCCGGTCGTGGCCAGGTCGCGCTCGCTGAGAGCGTCGCGCAGCTCCTCCACGTTCAGCTCCTTGACCTCGTCCTCCCAGGTGAACTCCTCGGAGCCCTCCTGCTCGTCCGTCGCCCCCTGGGGAGCGGAGGGCGAGCTGGACGAGAAGCGACGATCGTTCTGGAGCACGAGGTGTCGACGACCCCGCGCCAGCAGGTACGCCCGATCCTCGGTGTTCAGCTTCTTGGTCAGATCGACCTGGTGGCTCATGCGACCAGCACCCCGTTGTTCGCGTACGCGGCGGGCGGGTCGTACGTCGAGGACGTACCGTTGCCGCCGATCATCATGATCGCGGCGCCACCGCGCTGACGGATGCCCGTGCCGAACGCGCGGGCGTAGTAGCTGTCGATCAGCGGGTACCGCTGCTGGTTGCCCGGCAGCAGTCGCAGACCCCGGTAGAGCGGGTTGGCGTGCTCACGGAGACCGACCGGGTTCTGGAGATCGCCCTCCCCGCCCGAGCCGAGCAGGACGACGTACCCCGACGGGATGAACGCCTCCTCCACGATCAGGATGCCCGCGTACGAGCCGATGACGGGGAGCCCGTTCCACGACGACGGCGGCTTGGAGCCGATGAGACCGTCGGCGTTCGGGACGATCATGGTCGGCTGTCCGTCGGCCGGGATGAAGTCGAACGTCGCCTCGGCGCCGTTGTTGTTCTCCACACCCGCCTTGAACTTCCGGATCTCCTTGATCTCGTCCCGGTTGCACAGGAGGACGAACGTGGTGCCCTGCTCGATCCCGTACCCGTGGTGGGCGACGTTCTCGTACAGGTCCTCCAGGTCGTCGGAGTCGATCACGCTCTGCCCACTGGTCATGTAGTGCGAGTGGGTGTTGTCGAACGTGATGTCCTTCCACTTCGGCGGGACCGCGCCGTCCTTGCCGTTGTACAACGAGAACACCGTGTAGTTGTTCTTGTTGATGTCGGCGTCGCGGTTGTCGTCCTGGAAGAGCGCCTCCATGACCTTCTTGAAGATCAGGCGGTTGTCGGCGCCGAGCGCCTGCTGGTGCAGGTTCTCGATCTGGCGGGCGTCCGCGTCCCGGAGGAACTTCCAGGTGTAGCGGGTCGCCAGGTCGTAGTCGTGGAAGTCGTACGCCAGCTGGAAGTACGAGATCGCGGCGCGCTGCCCCTGCGGCTCCCCGAACTCGGAAGCCATCTCGAACGTGCCCTCGCCACCCTGCGGGACGTTCTCGATCAGCTGCGTCACCGGGAACGTCATGAGAGCGACCAGCGCGGCCCGCTTCTCGTTGTAGACGTCGAGGACGAGCTGGAACTCCTCCCACATCGCGTTGAGGTCGATGCCGTCGTTGGTGGCGGTGACGATGTCACCCTGGGTCATGTAGCCGCCGCCCTCGGCGCCACCGATGCCGGGCAGGTACCCGATCGACGCCAGGGACAGCATCTCCTTGCCCGTCATCGGGGACGAGCCGATCGGCCCCTCCCAGATCTTCGGGGTCAGGATCGGGTGGTTGGCCAGGGACAGCTCCATCTGGTACCGCGCGTAGTCCTTGGACAGGCGGTTCATCTTCACGCTCATCAGGCACCCACCGCCGCGCCCTCGTCGACAGAAACGACGAGACGCCCCTTCTCGACCGTGTGGCCGACGTAGATCCCACCCGTGGCGGCGGCCTGGACCGCGCCCGTGGTGGCGTTGACGTACACCTTGATGCCCGGCGCGGCGAGCGCGAGGGGCGCAGCGGGGATACCCGCCACGTCGAACTCGACGATCTCGCCCCGCTTCATCGGGTCGACCGGCTCGCGGCCCGCCTTGACGATGCGGGTGAGGATCAGAACACCGATGATCCCGGTGGCGCCCGCGCCCTTGACGATGCGACCGGCGTTGTTCAGGCCCACGCCGACGACCTTGTTAAGGTCGGCGGCGAGCCAGTCCGCCGCCAGGAACGCGCGCGTCCCCGACATCTTCGAGTCGTACTTGTCATACTTGGCCACGAGTCGGTCTTCCCTTCTTCTCGGTGGCTAGCTAGCGCCGAAGCTTGTACTTCTTCGCCATCTCTTCCCGACGCTTGTTCTTCTCGTCGGGCTGCCCGCTCTGCGGGCTGTGACCGCTGGCACCATTCTGGGCGCCGGTCCCGTTCTTGCTGTCCTTGTCCTTGTCGTCCTGCTGAGTCTTGCCCTTCAGCAGGAACGGCTTGTCCTTGGACAGCTTGGTCAGGGCATCCTTGACGCCCTTGACCTTGCCCGTCTCCTGGTCGACGTCGAGGTCGTCCATGTCCACGAGCTGAAGCACCACCTCGGGGTCGTGCCAGGTGAAGCCGGGGTACTGCAGGATGGCGTTGGCGATCTTCCCGCGAAGGTTCTCCTTCTCCAGGTGCTCCAGCTTCTGCTGGGCCACCTGCAGGTCACGCTGTGCCTTCTCCAGCTCCGACCTCTCGGCGTCGTCCATCTCCTGGAGACGCTTCTCGGCCTTGCCCTTGGCCTCGTCCGCCGCGTTCAGGCGTCGAAGGATGGTGTTGTAGTCCTCCTCGGAGTACATCTTCGGCTGGATCGCAGCGCCGTCGCCCGAGGGATCTCCCTCGGGGTTGGCGTCCTTGTCCTTGTCCGAGTCAGTGCCCGAGTTGCTGCCGTCTCCGCCATCGTTGTCGCCGTTCTCGGCGCCACAGATCAGGTAGATCGGGAAGCCGGTGGACGTGACACCAAGGACGCGGGTCATCCGCGACTTGGCGAGCATCTTGCTCATTAAGAGTCCTCCAGATTGGTGCCAGACTTGACGGTTCATAATGATACCGGATCGCAGACCAATCACGATCACCGGTCGAAGTTGTAAGTCTCCTTCAAGTACCCGTCCCAGTCGCCACTGACGAGACGGTCGAGGAATGCGCCGGGCTCCATTGTCTTGGGGAACGTGTAGCACAGGCACTGGGGGTGCGGTTTCGCCGGAACCTCGCCGAGCGGGAAGACGCCCTTGCCGAGCTTGGAGTGGTCGCGGCGGGCGTACGTGTCGCAGATATCGACCGTCGGATGCGAGCCCGAGAGGTTCCACTGCATCCCCTCGTTCCACGGCTTGTCCTCGTTGTGGACGATGGTGACGGCGTGGTACGCGTTGTTGATCTCGGTCCGGGCCAGACGCTTCGCCGCGTAGCTCGCGCCGCCCTTGACGTTCGGGTCCACGAACGCCACAACCTCGTCGCGGAGCCGGGCGACGGTTGCGCCCCGCCCGAGCGCGGCGTCAATCCGGCTCTCGACCCAGCCGTCGGTGAGCGCCTGGGTCTTGTAGACCTGCTCCGAGAGCGGGATGCGGGACTTGTAGATCCGCGCAATCATCGCCTCCACGTTGAAGCGCCCGGCCTCGGTGATCGACTCCTTCATCGCGGCGCGCTTCTGGGCGGTGATGTTGAGCTTGAGCAGCGGCGCGTCCCAGTCGAAGCTCGTGCGCAGAGCCTCGGTCGCCGCGTCCGCCTGGCCCGCGCGGAGGAGGTCCCCCATCAGGTTCCAGAAACTCGACAGCGTTCCGGAGATCGCGGTCATGCTCGCCATGAGCTGCTGCGAGCGGACGACGGCGCCGATCGACTCCAGGTCGCCGAGCGCGTCGAACTCGTTACGCGCTGACGCCATCGCTTCCCGCAGGCGTAAGTCCACCTGTGCGTCGTAGCGCCACTGTAGGCGCAAGTACCGGGTAAGCCATATCCGGGAGTCCGATTGTCCCGTCGCGCCGGATCGGTTGGGCGTTGTCACTGGTAATCCTCCACTCGTACACGTCCTTGAAAGTCACAATCCAGTAGCGCCAGGCCGGATAGTGCCAGCCCTCCAGATCGCCCTTGCTCGGCCGCTCCCGCCCGCGTGGGTGCGAGTGGTAGATCCCGATGACGTCCTCCAGCTTGTCCATCATGATGTCGACGGTCTGCTTGGGGTCCATTGTGAAGTTCTGGTCCGGCTTGGAGTGCGTGTTCCGGATCGGCCAGACCGTGAAGTCCTTCATCACAAATCCGCACATCTCCGTCATGCCCCGCGTCTTCGCCATGCTCACAAGCGCATGGGCAACCTCTTCCGGCATTACCCTGAAAGTCGGGTCTGTCTTGTGCCAGGTTGACGGCATTGTTCCTCCGATATGGAGGACCGGCCCTGTGCGTAGCAGGGCCGGTCCAGTTCAGGGGGTCAGCGGTTCTTCTTCTTGCGTCGGTCCTTCTTGCCCCGGCCGCCCTTCGCCTTTCCTCGCGCCATTCCATCCCTCCTCTCCAACAATCCAGTCACGCCACGCTCCGAGCATTCGGGCCAGGAGGTCGTCTCCCGCCCGGGCGCCCTCACGCGACAGCCGCGTCAGCAGCTCATCGCTTGACTCGGGTGCCACTGGTCACCTGGCGATTGGACTTCCGGGTGGTCTTGCGGGGCTTGCGGGGCCGAGGCGCCGCAACCTGGATGGCGTCTCCTGCGGTGAGCGTGGAAGGCACCCCCTTCGCTGACGATCGGGTCCGAGCGCGGCGCCGGGGCGAGCGCCCGTTCGCGGCCGGACGAGTCTGGATCTCGGCGTCTCGCCGAGTCGCCGGGGTCGTGGAGACTCGGAAGTTCGGCTTGAAGTTGACGCCGCCCGCTTGGATGCGGAACTGGTTGACCTGGATGTCCTCGCCCTTGAAAATCTTGGCGATGTTGGACTGGCCACCCTTGTCGCCGAACCGACCGGCGATGTTGTCGATGCCTCGGTTGATGACGGAGCGGCCGATGTCCGAGCCGTTCACGCGCTCGACTCGAACCAGAGCGCCAACGTACAACTGCGCCCGGCCCGGCAGGACCGGGACGCGAACGCCAGCGTTGTAGGAGATCGACCGAGTGGACAGCCGGACGCTCTGCGACAGCTTCGGTCGGAACCGACCGTTGGGGTAACGGGGGTGCTCAGCAGCGTTCCAGCGCGCCACGGGTCCTCCTTGTTTGGGGTCCCTTGATTCTACCGGGCAGCCGTCGCGCGCCGGGCGGAGAGGAAGTGATGGACGCCCTTGGCGACCGCGTCCACGATGTCGTCGTTCTCCACATTCGGGTATGCGATCTGCTGCTCCTCCAGAGCGGTAAGTCCGGGCGCGTGGAAGACCCACTCGCGCGTGTAGTAATCGTGGAGGTCGGCGATGCGCTGGATCTTCGGCGCGTGCTCGTGCGGAGTGAGAACCTGGACCGATCGAGGGAGCGGGAGGATGCGGACCTTGACGAAGTCGCCGCCCTGGTTCACCTCGATGATGACTGTGGTGATGTCGGGGTGCGTCCGGATGAACCAGTGGACCAATTCGCGCAGCTTGTCGGGGCGGAGCTTCACGCCCCGCGCCCATTCGACCATAACGCGACGCTGCGCCGGATCGCTCGCGAGTAGCGCAATGCCGGTGTAGTCGGAGGTCTCCTTGGATGTGGTCGCCGGGTCAATCACGAGCACCTTGTGCGAGGACTGGAAGTGCGCATCGTAGCGGAAGTCATCCCGGTCCCAGAAGCCCGAGCTTGTGGAGAGCGGCTGGTTCTGCATGTTGAGGGCGAAGGTCCGGGTCCGGCGCATCGCGCCCAACTCGTCCGCGTCCCACCGTACCGGCCAGAGACTGCGCTCTACGCCCTTCTCGTCGCGGTACAGCGCCGGGTAGTACCGGCACTTGAAGTTCTCCTCCTCGATCCACTCCGCGACCTTCCCGCCCGTGGCGGATCGCACGACGTCGTGGATGATGGAGTCGTACATGACGGTTGTCCCGACCATCTCGACCGCCGCGTTCAGGTTCATGGGCAGGATCGCGTCGAGGATCGTCCGGAGGCGCTTCTCCTTGGCGCCGAGCCCGTAGCGGGCACCGGGCGGCTCGACATCATCCAGGCACAGGAGATCCGGGCGCATCGTGCCGGACTTGAGCCCGAGCGTCCGCGCGTCGATCCCCTTGGCGATGATCGTGTGCCCGCCCTTGCTGTGGAACTCCGTGGAGTTGTCGGTGTCCGAGCGGTTGCCGCGTCGGAGCGCCGGGGCGCACAGGTCGGGGTAATCTGTGATGAGCCGGGGGTTGGTCTCCAGCTCCTTCTTGAGGGAGCGGAAGTGCTCGAATGCCTGCCCACCCGCGTCGCTGAACAGTGCGGGGAAGTGGCGGTGTCCGTGGGCGAGCGCCCACATCGGGAGGATGCCGAAGTCCCAGGTGGATTTGCCCGAGTGGCGAGGAGCGGACCACGCGCGGCGGTGCTCGCGGTTCCCGAGCGGGTTCCGCCAGCGGAGAGCGTTCTGTGCCATGTCTATGTGGAGCTGGTTCAGGCTGAACCGGTTCTTGGTCTCGCTGGATCGGAGCCAGTCCGGCATGTACACGAACGCGAACAGGAGCGGGTTGTCCCGAGTCACCGCCCGCCGGTATTCCGGCTCATCCATGTAGTCCGGGTCGAGTCCCCGGACGAGGGAGTGGATGGCGAAACCCGGCGGGTGGTAGATGTAGTTGTCATCCATCGGTCTGCTCGCGCTCCTGCTGTTCTGCCTGCATCTGGAAGGCCTGGATCATCTCCCGAATCTCCAGGTCATGCTCGGTAAGGGCGGCGACGTGGCCCTGGAACTTGGTTGGTGCGTCGAGGCCCAATAGCTCGCGCCGACTCTTCAACAACCGATCCAGAACCACCAGTGCCTTGAGCTTGTCCACCGGGTCGATGATCTGGCGCAGCGCCTCGATCCCCTGATGGTACAACTCGTCCAGTTGCTGGACTGCGAGAATTCGTTCCTCTTCCGCGCCAGGCGGGGCATTCATCCGCAGCCCCTCCTTGAACAGCTTGTGCGCTGTCGAGGTGGAGCAATTCAGCTTCTCGGCGATGAGGGGGAACGTCGCCCCATCACGCCGCATCTCCCAGACGAGTCGAATCTGCTCGGCGCGCTCGACCGGATCGGGGTTGGGGTGGTTGATGGATTGCCCCAACCTCCGCTCGATCGCCATTCCGCGCTGCCTATCCTCCGATTATGTAGCTTCCGGCTACAGGTGTTCGTGCGTGAATCCTAGCAGGAGTATGAACAGAATGCACTCCTGGCTGCTAGCTATTGTCGTCAACACCCCGCTTAGTGTAGTGGCCGGTCTTGATCCACTCTCGCATCTCGGCCTTCGTCATCGAGTCGAGATCCACCGGCGAAGGCCCGCCCGGCGGAAGCGCGACGATCTGGTTGGACTCGTTGAACTTTGCCTCCAGATCCTTCAGCCGTCGGATCTCGCCGCGTCGCTTGAACTCCAGCGCCTGATACGTGCCGAGTTCCCGCCCGGCGGACACGGCCGCGTGCGCGTGGCGCTCGGTTTCGCTCCGCAGATTGTCGGCCTGCTTCCGCAGTCTTCCGATGGTCTTCTCGCCGATGTTGTGCAGGAGCTGCCACTGGTTGCTACGCGACTCCAGATGAGCGATACGCTCCGCGTGTTCGGCACGCCGATCCTGCCACTGGAAGTGCGCCTGCCACTGGAGCCCATAGATCGCCATCGCGTAGACGAACATCGCCGTGTTGAAGAGCGCCATGCTATCCACGCGGCCCCTCCATCAGTCGCAGGATCGTGTAGCAGATCATCGCGGTCACAATCAGCCAGAAGACGTAGCCGATCGCATTGTCGAGGACTGCCTGCCAGCCGAACATCGTCATCAGTGCCGCTTCCTCTCCAAGTACAGGAACAACCCAATCACGCAGATCAGGAACACGCCGCCGGACACGAACGTCGCGGTCCACTCCCCCGCCGTCACAGGGAGACCGCCGAAGTTCCAGCCGACCTTAGTCATCTCCCATCGCCCCCGCCCGTGGGCCGTTCTCCAGCATCTCGGGCGGGGGCGCCTGGAATCCGGCGGCCTGCCTCGCGCGCAGGTGCTCCAGTCGCCGATCCTCGGCGGCCTTCTCGCGGATGGCGTTCTTGGTCAGGACGAACCACCCCAGCGACATCAGCAGGAACAGGATCGCGGCGGCGAGGATGTGGAACATGAACCCGACGATCGCCACAAGGGCGACCCCGGCCCCGAGCAGGACATAGGCCGGTCCCTTGAGGCCGGGGTCGAGCCCCTGCAGCGGATCGAACTTCATGCTACTCCTGCTCTCCTAGGTTGTGTCCGCTCGGCTTCGGGCGGGTGTTGTACGGGCACTCGGGGTGCAGACAGGCTTCCTTCTTGGGTCCGCCCACGAGCCCCTTCACACACTTCCCCGGGCACACCGGGTCACTCGTCGTGTTCGTCGTCTGGGACACTGTTGAACTGCCTCCACTTCAGCCATGTGTCGATCAGGGCGATGGCGATGGCCAGGGCAGTGAACACGACCACGTACCGGAACACTCCGAGCCGATCCGGCAGGAGGTTCCCGAAGTAGACCGTTCCCACGTACAGCCCCAGCAGCACCATCAGGCAGGCCCACGTCACGAGCGCGGACCGGACCAGGTAGCGGCGCCAGTCCAGAAGCTCCTTCACAGACCCAGCCCGCGCTCGTAGCGGCTCGCCCGCTTGTCCATCACTTCGCGGTCGACTCGATCACCCGGCCCTGCGATCCGGTCCCGGCTTCCCGCTCCGCCTTCACCGGCGCGGGCTCGGCCGCTGGTGTCACCGGGCCTGTACGTACTGCATCGGGCACAGCAGACACCCGCTCCCGTTGCACAACCTTCCGTGCACGATCCGGCACAGTTCTCACACCTCTCATTGGCCATCTCTGTCCTCCCGGTTAATAGCGCGCCGCGCGCCGTCCAGATCATTTCTTCTGGTATTCCTTGCAGGTCTGTTTGGGGTGCGTAGACCAACAGATCACCGCACAGTCCCAGCACTCCTGGCAGTAGACGTCGGAGTCTCCCGGCGCCCAGTCCTCCTTCTGTCCGCATTCACATTCGCATGCGCACTCCTTCTTCTCCTTCCTGCTAGCCATCACGACTCCCGGTGTGGCTTGTTGGTCGCGCCGCAAATGAGCGGGTCGACTGCGGTCGACGCCACCCATTGCTGCAGGGACATCGAGAAGAAAAGCGGCCGATCACAGTCTACGCAGCGGGGCCTCTCCTCAGCCACGAAAGTCCGCCTCCAACGAACGCGCCGAGACCAAGAGCGGCTTCGTCGGGACCGCCTTCCCCATTCGCTTCGCGCACGGGGCGCAGAAGATCCCTCGGAGCCCATCGACCGTCTGGGCCTTGCCGGGCTCGCCGCAGATCTCGCACTGCCCGCTAGCCACGGCAGTCAACCCTGCACCAGATCTTGCCGTCCACGAACACGAAGACATAGGTCTCCTTGCCGCACTTCCAGCACTTCGCCAGCATGCTCATCCGTTCGACCTCTTCTCCTTCAGCTCCTCCAGACTGGGCCACTTGTGGCCCTTGTCGATCATGACGGCGTGGAACAGGCCGATGTTCAGCGGCGGCTCGCCCTCCCCCGCCCACTGCCAGTTGTCCTGGTAGTCGGACCAGGCCCACCGGATCTCGACGTCCTCGGGGTTCGGATCTCCCGCCGACGCGAGGAGGTTCTGCACCGTGACCTTGACCGCGTCGTCGCCGTACATGATCATTGCCTCGCGGCCGATCGCGGCAGTCCGGTACGTCTCCATCACGCGAGGTCCGCGAGCTGGTCGCCGATGCGGGCGTTGGCGTTCTCTTCCAGCTCCTTGGCGAAGGCCCGAGCCTGCATGATGACCGGCTTCATCATCAGCTCGGTGCCGTTCTCCTTGGCCTCGTGCTCGACGACATCGGCGCCCTTCCGGATGAGCGGGACCACCGCCAGGATCACCATCGGGTTCCGCAGGGTCTTCGGCAGTGCGGTCTGCTTCTGTCGGCTCACGTCTTACTCCTCCGTAGTGGCTTCCGGGCCACGTGTGCGCGCCCCCGGCGTTCGGGGCCACGATCGGTCTGGGTTCTGGTGCTTGAGTGCTTCCTGGACCTCGTCCACCGGCCATCCGATCACCATGCCCGGCGAATACCTCGTCATGGTCTTACGGGTGGAACCGGGGTGGGAGTGGCCCAACATCTCGTGGACCAGTTCCTTCGGGTAGACGATGAATGCACCCTCGGGAACAAACATCATCACTCCGGGGTCCTTCTGCTTCTTCTTGGTCACACGATCGGTTCCCTTCCTCCCCGCTTGACCCTCTCAATGATAGACGCCCCCGGCGTTTTACGCTAGGGGCGTCTATCAGGCCTTACTCAGGAACCGGCTACTTCCGGACCTTCGAGCCCTGGGTGTTCGACTTCGCTCCGGGCCATACTCCGGTGTACCGCTTGTGGAACTTCGCGCAAACACCCTTCGCCTGTCCGTCGCTCATTCCGTGCTTCCGGGCCTGTCGAACGCAGCGGGTGAAGTCCCCGCCCGTGCCCCAGCGGATACGCTTCCCGACCTTCCCGCCGGGGGCGTACGCCTTCTGGAGCTGAGCCGGCATTCGGCTCGCCGTACTACCCTTCGCCATTACTCCTCCTCGTCGATCACGACGTTGCCGAACTGGAACAGCTCCAGCCCCTTGTGCAGGAGACCGATAGCGGCGGTCGACCTGCAGTGTCCGTGCCGGAAGGCCAGACCGAACCCCTCGCCGTCGGTCTCGCCCTCGTCGTCGAGGGTGATCCCCTCGATCACCACAACGTAGTCCACGAGCGTTTCACGGGGCAGGAGCTTGTACGCATCCACAACCCGATCCATCGCCTCGTCGAGGGCCTTGTCGGCTGCCTTCTGTGCCAGCGTCTTAGCCAAAGTTCTTCTTGCTCCTCGCGAGGGCGTTCTTGGCGGCCTTGGTGGTGGCGCGCTTGCCGACGGCCTTGTTCCGAACGCCGGGACGGCGCCGCTTCTTGGCTCCGACCTTCCCGCCCGAGAGGTTCTTCTTGGCCTTCTGCTTCTCCTCGTCCTTGCGCGCCTTGTTCTGCTGGATGGTCTCGACCTTCTCGCCATCCGACTTGTGCGCGAACTTCCCATTCTTGGATCGCGTGTACCTACGCGCCATCGGGCTTCTCCTGGCTCGGCTGGTTGTTGACGGAGCCCCAGTCGGGAGGCCGGAAATCGGCCCTTAAATGCTCCGTAGCGGTTTCAGGCCTCCGGGAGGACCCGGAAGACGTTTCAGGAAGGCTCTGACCACATGAGGGGCACGTGCCGCGCCTTCTCGATCGCTTCTCGTGCCGCTTCGCGTCGCGTTCGGCTCGACTACTCACTCGGGACCACCTCCTGGGTGTCGTTGGCGCCGAGTTCCGCGTTCACCCGCTCGGCGAACGGGTCCGCCGTCAGCGACTTCTGCTCGGCGAGGACTTCGGCGCTGTCGGCGCTGATCTCCAGGCCCAACCGATCGATCAACATCTGCCGGCCTTCGGCGATCGTGATGAGCTTGGCGGTGACGAGGGCGGTGACTTCCTCGATCACCCCCGCCCGGTTGATCGGGAGCGGGTCGCCAAAGATCGTGGCCACGGAGACCTCGGTAGTGATCCCCTCGTACGCGGCGAACCACATGCGCGCGATGTCGAAGAACATCTGGTCGTAGATCCCGATCATCGCCATCTCGCGCTCGGCGTTCCCGGCGAGGATCGGGGAGAGCTGGAACTGGAGGGAGATGCCGGACTCCGCAACCGCGACGTCCACCTTCCCCATCGCGATGTCGGGGACGCCGACGCCGGTCGCGCCGCTGTCTTCGAGCAACTTGATGTGGTCCTGCGAGGGGGCCACGCTGCCAACCCCTTGCAGCCTGCCCACCACGCGGCCCTGTGGGACCTCGGTCATCCGGAGCGGACCCAACTCCCACGCGGTCGGCTCGCCTGCCTCGTTGATCGGCGGAGCCGCGTCGGTCCAGTAGCCGCCGAGCCCCGACATCACCAGCGCCAGATCCTCGTCGGAGATGGACTGGTTGATCGCGGCCAGCACCAGCTCGATACCGCGCACGAGGCTGTGCCCAAACTTGCCGTTCTGCGACTCCCCGTTGGGGATGTGGTAGACGGGCAGGCTCGTGATCACCGGAGGCAGCTCGGTTGGGTTGACGAGTTGCTGGACCTTGGTGATGTCCGTAGGCTCCAGGTTCCGGTCGTCCCACTTCCCGATCTCGAACAGGGCCAGCTCGGTCGTGATGGAACCGGTCTCGGTCTTCCGGTAGGTCTGGACCCGCGCGAGTTGCTTGTTGTCGTCGTTCGGGTCCTTCACCGTGTCCACGAGATGACATCCGAGAACGCGCGTGTCGTTGTCGGGGTCCATGATCGGGAAGTACTGCGAGGGGTGGACCTCGTGAATGGAGATCCGTTCGCCTTCGGGCTTCGCCGGGTCCGCCGTGATGTGCCAGATGACGTCGCCCCGGATGAGGCCGTTGCGCTTCTGGGAGATGTACTTGGTGTAGAACCGCTCGCGCTTGAAGAGGGCGGCGAACGCGTCCTCGACGAGCTGCTTGTCGCCGTCGGTTCCGCCCTCCCCGGCCTCGACGACGAAGTCCATGTCCACGCCCAGGAAGCGGTTCGTCGCCTCGACGATCTTCCGCGCGCTCGGGAGGTAGATCGGCGCTTGGTCCTCGCCGCGCTGGAGCAGTCGGAAGGTCTCGGGGTGGTTCCAGTACATCTGCTCATACAGGTTGTACGCGCGGATGCGGTTCTGGTCGAACTCGGGCAGTCCAGCAGCGGCCTGTTCCTGGAAGAACGGGACGGCCGAACTGTACTGATGGTAGGTTGCCATCACATTCTCCTCTGCCTGCGCTTGTTCCCAATTGTAGCGCGGTTGTTGCGGCTCATACCGCTATCCGCTGGCGTGCCTTCCCAGCCCGCGAAGAACCGCCCAAGCGCCTCGGGTGTGTGGTCGTCCTTCTTCATCGGGTTCTCATGAGCCTCATCGCCAAGGATCGACTCCTTTCGGTCGGGATAGCGATATGCGAGGAACTCACGGATCGTGTTCGTGCATCGGCGGTGGAACCGAAGCCGGGGTAACCGCTCCGTATGGCCAACTGGCAGATGCCGCAGGTCCTTGCGTGGCTTGAGTGCTTCGCGGATAGCGTCGAGGCGATGCTTGAGCTCCCCGCCCGTTCCGCCGCCAGACGGGATGCGGAGGATCTTCTCGATCTGGGCATTGTCCCCAGGCGCTGCCGGATCTCCATAGAACATCCGTACGCCACGATCCAGCTGGCGCTCGCGAACAGTCTCAGCGAACACATCCGGCGTCATCTCCCTCTCGTAGACCTCGTCCAGTACGTCGATGTTCCCCCAGGGGTCGATCTGTATGTAGAGCCAGACCGAAGGGTTCCGATACCCCGCATCGCACGCAGCATAGTGGAGATAGGACGGCTCGTAGGGAATGTCGTCCACGTGCCACTCTTCGTCGAACTCCTTGAAGACGCGGCCGACGAACTCGGTGAAGTCGGCGCCGATCTCCTGCATGAAGGCGTCGGGCGTGAGGTCGTTCAGCATGCCCACGATCTCGGAGTCGATCACGAGCCCGAGGTGTTCCGCGAGTTCTTCGGCGTTGTGGCGATTCTTCGGCGACTTCTGCAACTCGACGACCTTGCGAACGTGTTCGCCGATCGTCGGGGTCTTGTAGACGTAGGGGTTCATCCAACTCGGAACCCGCCAGGAATCCCATTCGGAGTAAGCCGGGTCCTGGCCCTGCTGCCATCGCTTGTAGAACCAGTTCTTGCCCTCCGGGGTGGACGTCATAAGCGCCCAGCCGTCGAAGTCGGCGAGCATGGGTCGAATGTACTTGACCCAGACGACCTCCTTCAGCTTCGCAGCCTCCGCCAGCACCACTCCGTGCAGTCCTTCGCCCACCAGAGTGTCAGGGTGCTTGGCAGACTTAGCATGAAGCTGGAA